TAAGATTTTAAAAACTAATCATTACACGTTCTACAGATACGGGATGATTTTTTTTCACTCTGGAGCAAGAAGCGCTGAATTATTTAGAGTTCAGAAAAAGGATGTGAATTTAGCTAAGCAGGAATATAAAATTACAATATTGAAAGGATCTGTCAGCAAGGAAGTAATTAAGGTGATTTTGCCAAACGCTATGCCGTTTTGGACTGAAATCATAAATGAATGTAGTACTGCAGATGATTTTTTATTTACAAGAAACTTGCAACCTTCACTAAAAGCCACACAACCATATCAGATAACCAAAAGATGGAAACGATTAGTAAAGGATAAATATAATGTTACTGCTGATTTTTATGCTTTAAAACATTTGTTCCTGGATGAACTAGATAAAGCTACCAGTGAAAGTTCAATGTTATCAAAAGGTATGGCCAGCCATGAAACTAATGTAACTGAAAAAGTTTATTTAATAGGAAGGAATGTCCGAAAAAACGAAGCTTTGAAGAATATAAAAATAAATATTATAACCGCTTAAATTTGAATCTATGACAATTATCGATATTATTATTTCAGTTGCTGGATTAGCTTTGGTTCTTAGATTGCTTTGGGTAAAATTTAAAAGCCATCCATCAGACAAATATCATAATGACAGCTGGAGAAATAGAAAAAAATAATACATATTTAATTGAAAATTATATATGAAATTCTACAATAAACTTCAAAAATTATATAATGCAAAAAAGCGGTCGTTAATGGCCGCTTTTAGTATTATCTATTTGTAGAATTACTGCTTGAATATCTCCCGAATCATGAACGTGAAAATCTTCAATATCTGTTGCGTTTAATATTTCCTTTATTTTGTTAACTAACTTAGTTTTAAATACCATTTCATTTGGATCATTCAAATCTAAATCAATACGTTCCTTGAATTCAATTTTAATTATTCTTGGCTCCATGTTTTTTTTTTACCAAATATAATTATAAATGATATAGAAATAAAACTACCTTTTTATATTAATTATCGAATGCTTATAACCAACCATCCCAAACTCTTGACCGCCAATTTTCAAGTATTCAGCGGAGATTATATTCCCTTTTCTGTTTTGAAAATTTAGATCTAATTGATAGGCTGCTTGATTCAATTCTTTATTCAAGCCAACTGCTCCACCGGCCAAAACCCGGAAAACACTTTCTTTCACTTTTACCGTAACTTCCGTTTCAATCTTTTTTCGAATGTAGCTTGGAGTGATTTCTTTTACTTCGCCCTGGACTATTCCTTCAATGTTTATAATGATGTTTTCATCTTCAAAATTGGATGAGAATTTATTGAGTTGAGCTACTTTTTCAAAAATCACATCCTTTGTTGCACTATCAGCTTTTGCGAAATCCTTTTTTAATTTTTCATTTTCAGCAATCAATTTTTTATCGATTGGATTTTCAACAAAAACCGTTTTACCTTTTTGCATATTTGCGGTATTATTTGCATTTATGACAATTGGCTCATGAGCTGGCTTTTTAGATTCAAAAACTCCTTTTACTTCTGGCACTATCACTTTTGCAATTTGTGGCTTTGGCGTACTTCCTGAGCATCCACGAAACCAAAATGCAACAAAACAACCAAGTGAAAAAACAGCTAGGTACTTCAAAAACGTCTTCCAAAATGGACTTTGTAAATTGATTTGCATGATTTTTTTATTTTACGGCTCTATTAATCCAACCCACTAAGAACTTTCTTTGAGAGGAATTATTTTGAGCGATTTTGTTATAATACTTTACTCTTTCTAAACGGAATCTTTCCACAAAAAGGCTGTCGTTCTTTTTCTTAATGACAATTTGCAAACTGTCATATTCTTTCGTCAAAAAAACAGTATCCTTTATAATTATTGGATCCGGGCATTTATGCAATTCCACAATAGATTCATTGGGGATTACGGGAGTAACTTTGCTGATTTTAGTATTGCAGCTAAAAAATAGTAATAAAATTAAATACTTCATTTTACTTGATTTAAATGGTTTAAAAATTCATCATCCATTTTTGTGCTTTCTGGATAGTTCCTTGCTCTTTTTGCTAACTTAATTGCAGTTCCGTTTCCTGAAGTAACAGCCATGTCATATATTTTATTAGCTATATCTTGGTTGGCTATTTCATCACCTCGAATTACATTCCAATAATTTTTAATATAAATTTTAGAAGCGACATCTTCAGAAAGATTTTCCATTTCAGACACCTTTGGGACACGCCCTAAATAAGCCATCAATACAGGAGCACTAATTCCGTATTTGGTACCGATTAAAATACCGTTACCAATTTTTCCACCTGTCCAGTTTCCGTTGTCTTCATAAACATCAGAGTATCCGCCTTCTGATATTCTTGTTAATTTATTTGCTATTTTAAAATTTGCCATAATTACTCTGTTATTTCTTTTTTAGCTTCCTTATAAAAGCCGATCATTTTTTTTATAGATTTCCATAAATCAAAACCGCATTTTGGTAGGTTTTCGTGAAAGATGGAAAAGCCTTCGATAGCACAAAAAAACAATACTACAATTGTGGCTAGTTCAAATTCAGCATCGGATATTGTGGAATATTTGAAGTTTTTAAGCAAAAGCGTTTTTTGAAGATTTACCAACAATTGCGGAACCAAAAGATATACCGCTAACTTGATTCCCATTTTCTTGGCTTTGTCGCTGGAGAATCCTTCGCCTTTACCAAAAAACCAACGCTCTTTATGATCGCTTTTTTTCCATTCATAAAAAGAAGCCAAAAGACCAGTTAACAAGTCACCTATGAAAAACCAACAGAATATAAACCAAACACCTTCATAACTCACTACTTGTGAAACCGCTGCAATAGCTGGAACACTTACCAATAATAGGATAGGTTTTTTTATAAATAATGATAGTAATGTGAATTTTGGTAAGGCAAATGCCAGTAGTTTTTCCATGCTTATTTTATTAAAATTTTATACTCTTTTTGAAATTCTGTTTTTTGTTGTGGTGAATTAAGTTAATCGGGTTTTGAAATATCCCGTTATTGTTTCGATGTAAACTTCACCGACTTGGATCCCACCGGAAGACGCTGAAACATCATCGGAATACGTTGAAAGATTAGTTGTTTTTAATCCGTAAGGTTCATTGAAACTGTTTTTTACTCCTATGTTATTAGTGAAATATGCCTTGGATGAAAATGGCGTTATATTTGGAAAAGTTGCCGAAGTTGTCGTCGGATCAATTACACCGTTAACCTTCACTAAACAATTTACAATTTGCAAAAGTTTGTCGCTTGCAAAGTTAGAATCTTGAAAATCACAAATCTTTGCGCCGGTCGGCAAACTTAAATTTAAATCTAAATATAAACGATTCGCAAATGAAGTGGTCGTCCCCTTTTTTATAAGTGTTCCAGACGCTCCGAATCCAAAAGCATTCGTATTCACCAATTTAAATCCGTTCCAAGACCCTTCCAGTGTAAAGCCATCCGAACAACCGTAAATTCCAATAGTTGTTCCGGTAAATTGTCTATAATGATTTAACGTCCCTAAAGATGAACAACTTTGAAAGTTAACGTCATTTATTTCAATTGCGTGACTTCCATCACTATCAATTAAATCAAAAACAGAACTTAATCCAGAATTGTACTGAATATTATTAGTCACAAAATTACCAGAACCTCCTGCAGGACTTTTAAATATACTTTGTCCTGATACATTTTTAGTAATTATCGACACGTCGAAACCATATCCAGAAAGAGTTAAACCTCCAGATGGTATTTCAATATACTCTCCCGTTAAAAGAATAATATTACCATCAATTATATAAGTTGTTCCGGAACTTAAAACTCTATTTATTAAATCATTTTTGGATCTTATAACTACTTCGTATAATTTTTCTTTAAAAGTAGAATTACTAAACACGCTTTTTACTTTTAATCCAAAACTTATAGCATTTGTCTTTACAATACCTCCAAACTCTACAGTTGTATCTGCTTCAGAACCTATCAGACCTCCGCCTGTGGTTAATTGTGTGATTGTATTATATCCTTTAAAAAATATTGCTTCTTTTAAAGTTGCGGAACTCCAACGGCTTGTCAATGTAGTATTGCAAGTAATATCACAATTTTCAAATGTGTAAACTCCGTTAGCTAAAGTAGCACCGCCTATTCTTCCAGTAAAATTTTTAAAATATGCACCATTTGTAAAAAAACCAGAGTCATTAAATACTGTTCCAATCAAATTACCAGATACAAAACCAGGAGAAAAACCGCCTCTTTTTCCAAACTCAAAAGTTGTTAGATTGTTTACAATGCAATTTAAAAAGTTTAATTGATTGACATACGTTGTTATTCTACCGTTAAATGTTACATTTTTAAACTCTAAAGTAATTTCATCTGTTGATGAATTAGATGCTGAAAATTCAATATTATTAACCGTTCCTATATTAGTTTTTACTAAATTATTTACTCTTAATGTACCTTTGTATGAACCTAAAATATTAGCATTTGTAGTTACATTAAAAAAATCAATTTCTATATATGATGGTAATTTATCCGCAGCATTACCACTACCAACAAACTTAGCTCCAAATCCTGTTACATTATTTATTTTTAAATTTGAATTTGGCTGGACATAGACTTCGTTACTTGCCCAAGTGAAATTATTTATATTTCCTTTAAAAATTACTCCTGTATTATATTCTCTACCAAATTTAAAATTAACACTGCATTGGAAACTGATGTTGGCATTTTCAAATGTCCAAGTTCTATCCGTTCCGCCTGCATCACTAAATAAAAAAGTAGCTACTGTTGTTCCATCATTTTCTTTTACTGAATCAAATATAAAAGTTGTATCAACATATGATATAAATTTTAAGTTTCTTCTAGTTGTTTTTCTTGTAAAAGTAACATTTCCAGAAAGTATATAAATAGTATATGTTTCCCCTGTTGTCGCAGGTAAAGCAGATAATAAAGCGTGTATAGTTTTAAATGGTTTTTTGGAATTATCTAGAACAGCTGTAGCATCTACTCCATTAGTTGCATCGTAGTAAGCTGATAAATTAGCTAAAGCATCAATTGTAATTTTTTTATTGGCTGAATCAAATGTAACATTATCAAATTTAAAAATATCTGTTACTTTAAATTGTTCAACGCCTGCATTATTTTGAATTGAAATTTCAGAAGTCGTTGCTATATTTCCGGAACCTAATAAACTTTGACCATTCAATGTCTTAATATTTGTTCCCGAAACCAAAATATTTTGAAACTTTCCGACCGCCCAATCATAAATTGACTTCACGGATGAATACTTCAAATGTGAAGTCTTGTCCACTTCAACATCCGTTGATTTGTTAGAAGTATCTTCTTTTCCTGCTACAACAGTTGTCAGAGCTACAATCAAATCATTCAATACTTTCAACTGTCGTGCATCGGCTACTTTTCCGGCAACAATGCAATCCAAAGCATTATATACATCTGTAGTATTTACTTTTCCCGCTAATAACGTAACCAAATCAACTCCTTCAGGGAATGTGGCAAAAACTTGTAATAATTCATTTACCGTATTTACTAAAGCATCACCATCAGCAGTTGTACCGCCAATGATTGCCTGAACAGCAATTATCTTATCGTTTAGTTCTTTTAGCGTGTTAGCGTCTGCCGGAGCACCATCAATTAATTGAGTGATTAATCCATCAGAATAGGCTTTCGCTTCCAATAATTTTGCTGTGTCTTGGCTATCAACATAAGTGGTGGATGCTTTATCAGCTAATTCTTCCGTTAACCCAGTTACATCAGTTATTGCAATAGGTAACTCGACGCCACTAGCAACGCCTATGTATTCTAATTTTGGCGTGCTGGAATCATTTATGTTTAATGAAAATTGGATAATCTCATTTGGATTTAAAACAAAGTTTTCTTCATTTGGGAATAACAATTTTACATTTCCAGTTCCGGAATTATGCCAAAATGTTACTGGAATAGTTTGACGATTTTTGAAAGTAAACAACTTCCCTAAACGCATGAATTCTTCACTTAATCGAATGGATTTTACATCAGTATTTGAGCCTGTAAAACTTAAAGAAGCCCTTTCGTCACTTAAATATACTTCCTCAACTACAGCGTCAAAATAGTTTATAAGATAATCTTGTGATTCACGTTTTAAAACAAAGTCATTAAGTTCAGTAATATCTGTATTAGCACTCGAGTATACTAAAACTAAATCCGATTCAAGCATTTGACTTTCGCCATTACCATAAGTGCCATTAATTCCTATAAAGTTATATAGTAATTTAACTCCATCTTTTATAGCTCGGATGTAATATATCTTTTCATCATCTGTATAATTATAGGCAGGATTAGCAGTATTAATAACCTCTAAAATAGAATCGGTGATTTCTCCAAAATCATAAACAATAGCACTTGGAGAAGAAGTAAGTTCGTCAGATGTAATTTCGTTTAGGAATCTTGGTTGTAATTCAATAAGCTTGCTGTTTACATTTTCAGAACCTATCGGATTGAAAGCTCCTTTTCCAAGTTTCCACAAATATTGCTTTTGAACTAAAGTTGCATTTATAGTTGTTAAAGCTGTTACAAGTATTATTTCATTCTCAGTAACAGTAATTCCAGTATTATCTAATAAATAATTGAAATCTTGATCTGCAGTAATGGTGCCTAATAATACCTCTCTAATTTTGTTGTCTTGGCCACTAAGTGAAATACCTTCAATTATTTTTTGAATTTCTAATTGTTTAGAAGTCCAAATACCATCTACTAATTCAGAAACAATCAATAGCCCTTCAGGATCCATAGTTTCCATCACTGGCAATTCTTCTGTTTTTTTGGCATTAGACGACCAAAGATTCAATCTCTCGTTGATGTTTTTTACATAATTGAGTATTTGTTGTAATTGGCTCATTAGTGTTGAAGTTTTTATACAAACAAATGTAAACAATTTTATCTTATTTTAATTTAGTCTAAATAAAAATAGTATTTATTGATACATAAAGTCTTAATAAAGAAACAATAGGATTTGATTTCTTCGTAATTTTGGAATATGGGAATATTATTTTTATTTATTATTTGCGTAGGTGGTTGCTGGCTTGTGTTCAAAGTCATAGGCGAAGCTTTGTTTGGCAAAAAAGATAAGGGACCAACATTTATTGATCGTTCCGTGCACCACCACCACCACCATCATAACCACCGTAATATTTCGATTATTGATGATGTTACGAAGAAGAAGATCTTTGAACTAAAAGATAAGAATTGATGGAAAATAATGCAATAGATTTTTTATTAGATGATATTCGTAAAGCTTGCGAACTTGGAGATATAGAAGAAGTCATTTTATTAGCTGATAAATTGAAAGAGCTTAATCAATCAAATAAGTATCCTAAACATATTGGGAAATACAAAGAAATAACAGATAAAATTAAAAATGCCACTAAACTTAATTAGTGGCATTTTTAATTAAGGCGAATTCGCCACAATTAGATTAGTACCTCAAAAACCCAATTTCTGTTTGGATTAATCCCGGAATCTCAATGCTTCCTGTATTGAAATCATCACCTGAAGCGCTATCTGCATTATACACTATTCCTGTTTTGAGCATCGTAGCTTTGAGCACATATAAATTAGATTTATCCAATGGACCTTCTGACTCGAAATTTCCGTTTTTCACATATTGCACACCGTTAATAAAAACATTTTTGTGCGATAAAGCGATCATCATCTTTCTCCAAATTTCCTCACTCACAGGCTCAAAAATAAATTTCTTAAGTTCATACAATTGAGCGCTCAATAATATCGCTGTTGTATCTGTTTTGTGAGTGTCGCTTTCTTCTTCGCTAACCCCTTCTTGTTTTGTTAGCTCTACATTTATTAAATGACGAATTCCGGTTGCATAAAAAATATCAGTGTTGTCATCATTCCAGTAGTAGATTTCAACATTCTTATCGAAGTTAACTGCTATATCTATTTTTTCGCTTAGATGGGTAATGGACTCAAAATTAGTATCGGTATTTTCAATTTTAACCTGAATTGTTTGGTTTAAATAATTTACCATATCAATGGTAAACTCGTACACTTCATAATTGAAGTCATTGTAAATAGATCCCACAACAACTGCAGAATCTATTCCGGTATAATTGTATGAAAAAACGATAACGTCTGCTTCTTTAGCTTCATCAAAAATAACTTCTTCAATCAAAAACCAAGCGGTACCTAACTGAATGTAATTTCCAATAATTGCCCATTCTGGAACCAATCCATTCAATGCGAAAGAATCTAAAACCACATTCGTCACATAATCATAAATGTTTCCAGACAGGAAATAAACTCCTGTTTTCCCATTTCCAAGATTGTACATGACTGCATCCCGTTTATCTCTTATTCCAATGTTATTAGTTTTTTTTACAACCGGAACATTTATTTCACTTAAATCTGATTTTAGAATTGTAGCCAAATTATTGGCATAATTCGATTTGAATTGTGTTGTAATTACATTCGCTGATTTAAAGTTTTGACAACCGGAATATGCTAATTGAACATCAACCTCAGATCCTAAAGTATTTTCATCATTTTTATAGTTGGCAGCATCCCCCCAATTAATTCTATTAGCTAAACGAATGGAGTTACTTTTGGATATGTAAAAGTAAGGCGTGTAAATTCCGTTTTCTGTGATTTCAAATGTTTTTGAAATTGCACCTCCAAACTGATCTATCACATAAAAAGTGTAATTCCCTGTTTCTAATCCTGGAAATATATTAGAAGATTGAAATGTTACGTTATCTAATGAATATTGCAATACTAATCCGTTGCTAGATGTATTCTCAATTACTACAGTGGCTCCGTTTGGACTATTACTTATTTGTGAAGAAAAGTTTAACTCGTTTAATAAAGCCGGCAATACAATTGATTGTGTGGATTGAATTCCAGCTTCATTTTCTACAGTTAAATTAATAGTTTGACCTCTTAACCAATCAAAACTAAATGGATTGTCTGCATTGCCGTTTAATGCAAAAGGAGAAATAATCTTAGTGGCCAACTCAGAAGTAGTTGCATTTACTTTTACTTTTTGAGATTGATCTGTTGTAGCCTTTGAAAAACTTACACTTGAAATATTAAAATCAGGTACCACTTCTTGATTATCAGTAATTATTGTGGCTCCAGCTGTAGATCCATTTATTACAAAATTAGCATTTGGGTAATTTGCAGTTATAACTACAGTTCCGATGCCAGAATTAACTGGACCGCTTACGCTTGTGACGGTAAATAATCCACCTGCATTATGGTCTAAATTAAATGCATTTTTATAATTTGTAGATATAAAACCAAAATACCTATCAGGATGAAAACCATCATCCGGTTCAAAAATAGGAAGTTCTACTTGATTACTACCCAATCTACTTTCTCTAAAAGTTTCAAATAATGAAATATTTAAATTAGTTTCAGTAATGTTTAGTACAGTTCCTTCTCCAGGAACTATTACAAAATTTATTGTTATTTTAGAATTTGCCATAGTCTTATCTGTTTGATTTTAAAAGCTTCCATTTTCCGTCGTTTGGTTTCAGATTGAAAAGAAACCCTTTTTCAATTTGATTTTTATCATTGATAAACTGGATTGTACCATAGAAATTTTGAATTACTTTTCCGTTTATTTTGGTAGTTCCTTGTACCATTTGCATGATATCAAAAGTACAATCGTGCTCAAATTCTATCCATTCGGCGACAAAACGAGCTTTTTTAAGTTCGCCATTAATAATTTCGCCATTTTCAGAATACTCATTCCCTCCAATTAATTGAGTTTTCATCTGACTATTTGCAGTAGAAGATCCATAACGAATTTTCTCTGTAGCAAATTTTGTCAATCCTGCAGCTATTACCCAACCATGTCGTAATAACATATTGAATGGAGAAAAACGTAAATTGGTAGCTGTTTCAGGCGAAAATATACCAGTAGGCGCTTTTTCTAAATCATCCTGCCATTTTCTTTGTTCTAATATATTGTTACCTGGTTTTAAATCAAGCAAGAAAACATCGGTATCATATTTAGTATCTTCTGTAGGATATAGAGATAAAGGTTTTCTTCTGGTAAATTCCATAGGGTACGCTCCACCAATATATTTTGAAATTTGCGAATAAACATTTTTTCCCTTGTTTATAAATGTCGTAAAATTGGATTTGCCATTTGGCTCGTCTAATCCTTGCGCTTCTTCGTTATTTCCTCCATTTTCAAAACCTACTTCAATAGATGGCCAGTAATAATCAGTTGCTGTAACACGCGTTAATTTTTTAACCTGATTAGGTAATTTGATAGTGATGTTATTATTGTAAAAAAAACTCAAATCCTCTACTCTCACACGTTCTTTACCGTTTACCTCTTCTATTCCTACTCCAACATTCAAGACACTTTTTAAAGACGAAAAAGCATCTCTTAAAGAAGTAGTCATGGGTTTGTATAAATTTTCTATACCATTATCAGCATCCGGAATGGGTAACTTCGTAAATCCTCTTACTGCAAAACCATGCGTCATTCCAATGTAAGCACCTGGTCCATTTTGTGTGTAACCTAAATCAGTTCTTCCAAAATAATCAGAATAAAACACTTTCTTTTTATTGGCACAAATAGTCGTAAGCTGGTTTAATAAGTCATGAGCCAAGTAACATTTGGCTGTAGATGTATCAAAATGAGAATCCTCTTCAGCGAATAAAGTGCCTTGTATATCTTTAACCTCAACATAGTAACGAGCTCTTGAAGCAATATAATTTTTTAAATCGGCTTTTATAAAAAATTCCAAAGCCACACTTTCTCCCTCGTTGACCACAATAGGAATATTGAAATTAGGTATTGTTATTGTTTTATTGTTGATATCCCATAAATTTGACATTGTCGTTGAGTTTTCTCCAGCATGAAAAAGATTAACTCTTGACTTCAAATTGTAATCAGTTCCATTCTGATAAGTAGTTAAACAAACTTTAAAGAATGCCCACTGCCAGTCACTTTCTGTTATTTTTGGTTTAAATGAAAATCCAACACCTCTTATATTTAGTTCCCGGGTTCTATCAAAATTAGCCAAAAACATCATTCCGCTTGATCCCACACTTTCATCTCCTCTCGAATCAGAAAGGATATATTGGGCTTGTTCATGAGATCGAGATGTTAAAGAAATAGGAATTCCTTGTGTTTCCGATCTAGTGTTACCATCGTTAGAGAATACCGTTAAAAAGGCTTCATTTTCCAAGGGCTTAACTTCCCATTTTGATTTTAAGAATATTCTTCTTCCTCCCAGAAAAACTTCCTTTTCAGCAATGGGATCTATGGCAGAACCGCTTATAGTAGTTAGCCTGTCAATTTCGACGCTTTCATCTTCCCTAGATTTAATATCTTCCTGCAATCCACCGGAATTAAATTTAACTGAAAGTTGGTTGTCTTCCATTTTTCGAGTCATTAAATCCAAATAACCCCAATAGCTTCTTACCCATTTGTCAGTTTTGGGATGGCGTTCGAATTTGGTCAGTTTTATTTCGGCCATGACATCGTAGAGTTCATAAGCTAAATTAATATAATCGGCTCCATCATCAATGAATTTTAGAGAATTGGAAAACTTAGCCACTATACCGTCATATTCTGTATTTCTGGCAAACTCTTTGTCATCGTTATTCCATCCGATAGGTGCAGTAATATTTATCGAATATCCGAGCTTTTTGCATTCCAATTCGTATTTTACTCTGTCAATATATCCATAATTAATTGTTCCCATTATGCTCTCCAGTTTATATTAGACCTTCTGTAATTTTCGTAACCAAAATCAATTTTATTTGTTACGTGAACATTTGTCTTTTGTTTTTTAATAGCTTCAGTATTTCTTCTTAATTCATTTAGTAATTCAGGACTATTATTTTGACCATTACCAATCAGATGAAAACTACTGGCCAATTCTTTTTCTTTGTAAAATCCTTTCAATACAGAACGTCTTTTATATTCATAAAAATCAGCCATTGATTTGTGTACAACATCATCCTGTTGTAAGAAAGTCAATGTAGGTTTGTTAGGTGTAATTCTTGCACCGGAACCATCAGGACGGGAAATAACTTCATGAACTCCACCGTCACCCACTTCGGCAACCTCAGCAGGACCTCCTTTACGACCCATTTTATATTTAGGTATTGGAGTGGCCAATACAACAGCTGCTTGTGCTGCAGCTAATCCAATTGCTAAAGGAATTTGAATAGCGCGATAAGGAGTTCCTGCTATTCCAAATGATATTGCGTCTAATTCGGCAGCCGCTAAATTCAAAGCAGAAACAGTTTTGGCTAAGTTTAGTCCAATCTCAGCTAGAGCAATAACTTTGTTGAATACTGCCTGTTTTACAATTTCCTTTTGTTTTTCTTTTTGAAGTTCTTTTTCTTTTTTGGCTCGTTCTTTTTCTAAAAGTGATTTTTGTCTCTCATCATTACCTGCAAGCTCTATTTGTTGATCGTAATAATCATTAGATGCTGTAATATCGTTGTCAATATTTTGAATTCTAGCATCAAAAATAGTATTGGTTAAATCAACCAAAGTGTCTTTTAATGCAATAGAAAGTTCTTTGATTGTTTCGACTGCTTCTTTCTCTAATTCAACTCTTTTTTCAGCTTGTGCTTTAAAAACATCTAAACTAACTTCGGAAAGTTGCAGTTTATACTTGGCTAAATCATTTTCAATTTTGGCTCTTTTATCAGCCGAAATTTGTTCTTCTTTTGGTAATTCATCCTGAGCATCTAATAATGTTTGAATGGCGTCAATTTGAACCTGCAATCCTTTTTTAGCATAAATTTCTTTGATAGCTAATATTTGGCGTTCGTGTTCTTCGGTGGCATTCTTAATATTTTTTTGACCTTCAATTGTCGCTTTAAACTTGATGTTTTCCGCTTCTAAAGCTTTGCTTAACTCAGTATCCTGATCTTGTGTTTTTGAAGATGAATCCTTGATTATAGTTTCAACTTGACTGTCAATTATTTTCTGACGCTCCTCAACTCCTTTTTGCTTTAATTTGGTTTGCTCGTTTTGGTACTTCTCCAGGATTAATAATTGCTCTGATGTCAATTTTTTCTTTATAGTCCCTTCATCCAATAGTATTTTGATTTCATTATTAGACAATTCACGAACTAGCTTACCGGTTTTCTCATTGTAAATGCCTAATTGTTGTAATTCGTATTCAGCAGCTGCTTTAGTTTTAGCAGTAACTAACTGTTGGTATTCCGATAAAGCATCTACACGATCATTTAATGAACCTTTGTCGTTTTTCAATATTTCTTCATCCATATCAATAGCGACTTGAAGCCTGAATTGCGACAACTTGAATTCATCATCAATTGCTTTTTTCCTGGCATCATACAATTCTTTTAGATATTTTTTTCTGGCTGCAATTGCTTTTTTATCGGCTTCGGCTTTAATTTCAGCATCTTTAACCGCTGAATTCTGCTCTAAATCCTGTAGCTGTTTTGATAGCCTGTTTCTTTCCTCGATAGTCAATCTTGAATTCTCAGTAAGTATTGCTTTTTTGGCGTTAAGCTTGTTTTTTTCAGCCGAAATTTGATCGGTAAGATCTTCTTCAGTATTTCCTTGCTTACTCACTCTAAATCCACTTTTTACTAAAGCTGTACGCTCTATTTCCATTTGAGCAATACGCTGTCTAGAATTGCTTATTTCTGTTTGCGTTCTTTCTAATTCAACGGCCTTTAAATCTGAAAAAACTTTAATCTGAGCTGCTACAACTTCTTTTTTTCTGGCAATTTCCTCTTTATCCAGTGTCTCAGAATTTCCTCCTTGTGCTTTTTTTAGTTTAATTTCATCTTCTATACTTTTGAATCTTTCAGCATTGGCTTTATCCCTTTGATCAGCATATCCTTTTTCTGATTCTTGAAGTGCTTTATTAGCATCCACAATATTTTGAATGTTCTTTTCGGCTTGGCTCATCTCATCATTGAAAACCATGTATGCAACTACTGCAGCAGATAAAAAACCAAGAATTAAACCCCAAGGAGTTGCTTTAACAGCAACATTCAATCCTTCTTGTGCAACCATAGCGGTTCTTGCAGCAGCTGCTTGAGCTAATATTGATTGAGTACCTAATCCAGTAGCCAATGCAAAACGAATTTGAGCTGCGGTCCATGCAGTTTGTAGTCCTGCTGATATTGCCATAATGAAATTTACAGCTTTAACTATTCCTAAATATGTAAAAAGAACGGTTCCGGCTTTCAATACAAAATTTATAATTTCCTTGAAATTGTCTCTTAGAAATTTCAATGTTTTGGTAAGCGCCTCTGATCCGGAATTGGCATCATTCGTTTGTAAAACGTAAGCTTCCCATTTGTCTCTTAAATCACCAATAATTGATGCAATGCTCTCTGAAGCTGCCAAAACTTCTTTATTCAAAGCTGCATTGTCAATGTATTCTTTGTTTGCTTGAGCAATGGAACTTTCCAAAATTCCATAATTAGCAGCCAAAGAACCAATAACTGTAAATGCTCTTTTTTCTGTTATTTCAACATCATTTAAAACAAGAGCTAAATTTTGACCTTCTTTTTTTGCATCACTCAATCCTTTGACGAATTTCACGAATACACCTGTTGCATCCTGATTGAATTGTTTAGAAAGTTCTTTTTGAGTCAGTCCGGTAAGTTTTAATACTTTTTCGAGATTTGCACCAGTAGCAATTGCATTGTTGATTACTGCAAATGTGGACTGGATGGCACTTCTTGAACTTTCAGCCTCATTACCTAACGTAGATGTGGCAGAACCAAGAGCCAAAACGCCTTGAGCAGATGTGTTATAGACTGCGATACCTTTTTGAATTTCGGTAGCATTAGCCAAAACCTCAGCTTCAGTAGTAGCAAATGAATTACCCAATTGAGTTATTACAGATGCCAATTTATCGGCATTTTCAAAACTGTCTGAAGAAACCTCGATAAATTTAGCAAACTGGCCAACCTGTTCATCTGATATGATATTCGATGTTAGTTTTAACTTTTCTATAGCTGTTGAGAACTTTAAAATATTAGATGTTCCGGTAACGCCTAATTGTCCTGCAACCTCAGCAGATTGAATTAATCCATCAACAGTAATACCATCTAGTTTATCACCAAGTTCTACAACTTCACGACCGAATTGTTTTAAATCATCACCGGTGATGTTCGTAGTTTTACCAACAGCTATTAATTGACGGTCAAAATCCTTAACGATACTAAAAATATCTTTGACGATGGTTCCAAATAAAGCTAAACCGGTAACTAACCCGAAAGTTGCTATTAATTCCCGCATTGTGCCATTTAGACCTTCAAATGCTGAACCGTAGTTACCAATGTTTTTTGAGTAATTTTTTACGGCAGCATCAACTGCTTTTACTCTAACATCAAGCTTTTCATACTCGCGTTGTGCTATTCTTATTTCTGCATTGTTTTTAACTTCTGCAGAAAGCAAATTTGCCAACCTTTTTTGTGCTTCAAGCCTTTCTCTATTTAATTTTTCATAAGCTGTAACCAGTCCTAAACGTTCCCTTGCTTCCTGTTTTAAAAGACGGTTGTTTACTTCGTTTTGTACCCGTTCTTCAATTGTAAGTTTTGTATTTATTTTTTTTGCAGTCTCTATTTTAGCCTGAACGTTTAAAGCTTCTTTATCAGTTTTAAGTTTGGATTGTTTTATTTTTTCCAAAGAAAGTTCCGAAGCTTCCAATAATTTATTAGCATTGATTGCCTGAAGGGTTGTTAAATTTTCTTGCTGTTTTAGTGCAGTATATGCCTGCTGGCTGTCTGTTTTTCTAAAAGCATTAATCAATGGCGCCATCTCTTTAAGGGAAGCCACTAATTGCCTATTAGCTTCAATAGCCGGTTGCATATTTTTAGCATATTCGGTACCAATAGTCAAAGCCTGGTCCTCAATAATATCTTTTCTTGTAATTAATCCGTTTGCCATCGCTTAATTTTTTTGGTTACTTTCTTCGATTGCTTTTATCTTTTCAGAAACTTGTTTTTGCAATGCCATTACTTTGGTGTAGGAAACGGTATTGTAATCAAAGTCTAAACCTCCCAAAACAGTACAGTAAAAAGCCAATACTTCATCAATATTTACTTTTGTAAAATCCTCTCCTTCTTCTTGTTTTGGTAGTTTATTTTCGTATTTCTTGACGGTGGTTAATATGGCTTTACTCTCTCGTCTTACCTTTTCCAAATCAGGGTAATAATTTTCAATTGTAATGGTATAACCATATCCTCGGAGTATGTTGGCCAGTTCCTCATCATAATCAAATTCTAAAGCCAATAGAGATAATTGTATAAAGTCATGTTTGCATTTTAAGGCTGAAATTTCACGCTCTATATGCAGTATTTCTTCTGAAGTATTATTGCTGTCTAATTCAATCAGTTCTTCGAAAATATTGATCCAAATACCGCCTAATTTTTCCATATCAGGATTCTCATCATCTGTGAGCAAATGAAGATTTGAAACAGGATCATTGACTATTTTCAAAATCACTTTGTATGGCGTAGTTTCTAAGGTTTTGTAGGTCATATTTCTAATATTTTTCGGTAGTGAGTAATTATGAAGGGTAAAAGTTCTGTTTTGATTAATTCTTTAAGGTTTTTATCTGTAAGTCCTAAAATGTCTTTAGACAACCAGCTTTTTGACTTTAGGATATCAGCATAGTGTGGAGATCTTGAACCAAAACGAATTACTCCGGATACTTCCTGCATGTACATTTGCTTAAACAAATCCCCTGATTCTTTACCGTCAAAAGGCTCTCCTTTTTTCTTTCTTCCTTTGGTGATTAGCTCAGTGGCATACGAATAAAATCCAATCGCCTGACCATGTATGTCCTGACTATTTTCAAAAAGCTGCTCCTTGTTTTTATCCAGAATTTGCTTTTCAATGCTTCTTATGAACTTAAATAAGGCTTTAGAAATCTTATCCGGATTCAGTTGCTTTGCTTTTTCTATCTGTTGCTCAAAGTTTGCCATGTGTTTTATAAAAAAAAGAGGTCAAACCATTGCTGATTTTGACCTCTTATTCAATACGGTGTTATTATATTTTTATTTGGTAACTACTTTCGCATCTTTGACTTTAATATCTGCAGTTCTAGATGTCGCCACTTTAAATGCTTCTTTTAGTTTTACCAATCTTTCTTTGTCTGGGAATTTCTTAAACACATGTGTGTTTTCAAATTCGGCCTTGAACACTTCAAAAGTGCTGTCGTAATTTTCACGGAATGTAATTCCGTCATAGGTTAACTTTTGCATAATGTTATACAGTTGCTATTTCATCAAGTACCTCATAAGAGTCTTCCACTTTAGCCAATACACCGTTACCACTCAACACGTCTCCAGTTACAAAACCAGTACCGGTTAATTCATACACCCCATTTGCATCAGGGATTACGAATGAAGTTTCGATAGCTACTCCAGCTGCTGTTTTGTACAAGATATCTCCATCTTCCAATGAAGTGATAGGATCTTTAGTGTCATTTTCCAACACTTTGAATTTAACAGAAGTTGCTGAGTGTGATACTACTTCAATCACTGCATCAATAATACCTTTTACTTCAACAACCGGACTCCATTCTGGTTTTAAAATATGTCCATCGTTTTCAAACTCTCTAAAATCCTTGTATTTTAAAATTACAGGAGTGTAGGCTGGTTTGTCTTTCAAGGCATCAATACGTTTACCTACTTCAATTGTTACCAACTGACCTTTTACCTTGATACCATCAGGAGATATCGCTTTGATCTCTTGTTTATCGGTAAACTCATACAGGCGCATGGTTTTACCATTGTAAGAACTCACCGCATTATGAGAAGGTAAACCAATCATCATATTGAAAGTTCTAATTTTCTCTCCAAAGGCTGTGGTGTAGCTTTTGTTTCCTTCAAATTTAGTATCGGCTGTATCTCCAATCGCTAACTCTTCTAATTCGAAGAAAGGGAATATTTTCTTTAATGCTACATCTGCTTTCCATGTAGCTAATGTTTTTGCAGCAGATACACTCGCAAACTCTTGTTCTGTAGTTGCTACTGCATACTTAATCACAGGACCTTCCAACACTTGACCGTTGGCACCCGTATTTCTTGCTGTAGCGGTAGCTTTATTTGATTCTACTAATATTGGCATGATCTAAAATTTTTAATTAATAATATAAGTTTTTAATGCTTTCTTTAAAGATGACAATATCTAAGGTTAGAATTACACTATCCCAAATATCAGATTGTTTAGATTCTTTATTGGTAGATACATTCGACTGTTCTGACCACTTAATACTATCTTCCCCAATTCTCGCTATTAATTTTAATTTTTCAATAAAGTCATTTGCAACTTTGTACTGAATAGAGAAATCTCTGTTTTCGTTTAATGTTGAAACATCAGAATTGCATGAAATCCAAAAAACAACTCTCTCAAACTTGTAACCTGAGATGATCTCTGAACTTTCCCAGCCCTCCACTAACCAAATCAAAGGGTATTTTGTTTTCCCTTGAATTCCTAAAATGCTCTCTACTTGCTTTTTGTTCATTGCTTCAATCCACTTATTCAAAGCATTGGTGTTACCCCAACTATAAGCAACTTGCTTTTGATTGTGCGATACCATGTTAGCGGTTTTTATTAAAGCAGGAGGTAGGCTAAATATCATAGTAGGTCATTGTGTTTAAAGCAGGAAAATGTATTTCTCCAAATTCAGTTGTATGAGTATTTAGAAATTCATATAGTGAAACGTTAGTTTCTGAAATTCCATAATAAGACCATTGTACAAATTCATTCCAGGCATCAACTCTTTTGTTTTTTGAATTTTCCTGAGTAGTGTTATCTGTTTTTAATTTAGCTTCTCCAGCACCAGTGTTTAAAGTTCTAGTATTTAGAGAATATTGAAAGAAAATATAGGAAGCCATTAATGATTCAAATACTTCTTTTTCTTGGATAACTGCTACTTTTTTAACCAATCCATTCCATTTTTTAGAAGTTGATATACTGTCGCTTTCGTAGGTTCTGCCGTTTAAAAGCCATCCCCATTTTGCATCAACGCCATCTTTCAACTTCCAATACAGACCATCTAAATCTAATTGTGACATGAATTGATCATACAAACTTGCTCCAAGTAATAATTGTAAACATTCTGTCTCATACTTTTGAATTTGAATCAAGAGCTGAGTGTCTACATTCATTTCTGTTGCAGTTAGATTTGCAATTTGATAATTGCCATAAGAAAAATTAGATAGTCTCGTGAACATGGATTAGTTTTTTTTAAAGTTTTTTGATTACTCCTTTGCCTTCATAAATGGCTAACGCCACATCTGAAACTTCTTGAGATTGACCTTTTTTGAAGAAACCAAAGTCTTCCGTGAACTCAACCGACGTTTTGTTAGTTAAATTTACAGTTGTAGCAGAACCTCCTTTTTTATAATTTTCAAGAGTTTCAGCTCCTTTTTTGTCATAAAACTCTTTTACAGCTCCGGCGCTTTTATCTGCATTTTTAGCATCTTTTGCAACTTTAGCATCGTGTGCTTTCTTTTCAGCATTGTAGGCTTTCAATTCTTCAGGACTCAATGCTGCAATTTCTTCTTGTGTTTTTTCTTTGAACATAATTTCTAAATTATTAGATGGATAAAAATCCTACCCATTAAAGGGTAGGATTAGATTTATTTAAACTGCTGTGATTAAAGTTTTCACATTTGTGAAAGTATCTTTAACTAATCCGATTTTAGTTGCATCCGGAATGATCACCGCAAAGAATTTCTCCAATACGTGGGTTCTGATGTTTCTTGAAAGTCCAGTAGCTGCATTTGATGCAACAGCATCAGTACGTCCATCAGTTTCCATGTACATCAACATGCTATCAACTCCAACCTTTACTGTTGAGAAAATATCACCAGTTACAAATTCATCAACTCCTAATGTTGAGTCTTTAATTATTGGAATATAAACACCACCCCAGTCTAAACCGTTTTGAAGAATGTTCACAGACTGGCCGTTTGAAAGAGTGTAAACACCGTCAGCATTCTTTTCTTGTTTCATGTTTCTCCATGCAATTGGATTCATCATAAAAGCAGTTACATTGAAACCTAAGTTTTCAATAGTTGCAATCACAGCTCCCATAGCATCATAATTGTTTGGATTGGTATTGATTGCTAAAGCAGCAACTGGCGTAAACGCAGATGCTCCGGCTTTAACTGCATCCAAAACAACATTTGGCAATTTATCATTAACCAATTCTGAGAATTTCTGAACCATACGGTTAACCAATGCCGGAAAGAATCTTCTCAATTTTGTTGTAGTAAACCACATAACAGCAACTGCTTCTGCTGATTTCTCTTGAGTTGCAAAAGTTTCTTTTACAATTGGTTTCAATTTACATTCTGATGTGATTTCAGCAGTACCTGTTACGGTTTCATTGATAACAATCAAAGTAGCTGAATCCATTGGTTGAACATCAACCAAATCAAGAATTTTAGATGCTGGACTTCTGTAACCAAAATATCCTAACAATCTACCCATAAGAGTTTGAACTCCTGCTCCAACAACTCCAGTAGATCCTGCAGCAGGAAAATCAGTACTGTTAATTGTATTTACTGACATAACATCCGTAGATGCAATTGCTTTTGAAGTATCAATTGAGAATCCTTCTTTTACCGTGTGGGATTCACCCGAAACGGCTTCATCATACTTCTCTTTGAAAATGTTTTCCAAAGAATCCATTTTACCTTCAGAAGTTGATTTTGACAATTCAACAATCTTAGTTCCTTGAGCTTCGACAGTTTCTTTTAAAGTGTCGATTGTTGATTTTTGAGTTTCAACAGTTTCTTTCAAAGTTTTTGTAGCTTCTTCTACAGCTGTTTTAGCTGCTTCTTTAGCTGCTTCTTTAGCAAGTTTTGATTCATGCTCTCTTTTTTCTGTAGAATACTGATCTCTTTCAGCTTCTGTCATCGCCTTTAATTCGGCTTCGTTTTTGTACTTAAACATAATTAGTAAATGTTTGAGTTAATAAATGTTTCTTGTTTCTCGGTTTGAGTGCTTGTGGGCGGCTCGTGCTTCTGAGTGCTTGTGGGCGGCTCATAATTTTTTACTGATAACGTTGGAGTTATTGAATTACTTCCAAATACAACTGCGCTACCTTCCCGTTTTTTTCCTTCGTAAACAACCCAAAAATATCCGTTTTCGTCTGCTACTTCTGGATTTATAGCCTTTGCTTTCATTTCATTAAAGAAATCCATTTCTTTTTGCGAATCTTCATCGAAATAAGCTAAATCATAATTAACATAGGTCATTCCTATACTGTGTTGCTTAACTTCTCCATTTCGGTAAGCATCAAACATTAAAGGAAGTTTTTTCCTTTCCATTATAAACTCATTGATATTAGCATCCATTTCCATGTCAACGGACAATCCCAAATCAAGAAAATTCATTACTTCGTTATAAGATTTTGCTTTATCCGAAATAACAAATTCAAAATCTGCTTTATGTGATTTTAAATGATGGCTAAAAGGATTGTCTTTTACGGTTTTATTCCACATTTTTTGCATGTGTAAATCCAAGTGACTATCAATAATATTTGTAGTATTAATGATAGTTTTAACTTGTATAAAATCTCCTGTAATATCCTCTATAATAGGCTGAAACTCTTTTACAAAAACACTTCCTTTCAAGATAGGTTCTGATTTTGTTTTGTATTCAGCTTTTTTAACAGCAAATAATTCTTCTTTGTTTTTTTGCATGAAACGGATCATATCCATTTTATCTGTAAAAGATTTATCTGGAAACTGTTTTATAGTATGTCTCATTTTCTTATTGTTTGGCCGTTTCCGACTGTTTTTAATCTATTTTCAATCGCTCTTTTCATTTGAGGATTATCTGTTTTAGCTGCAACTTCTTTCAGTTTGTCAGCATCAGTTGGCAACTTTTTATCTAAACTCATAGTAATATTTTTTTAGATTTTAATATTTCTTTGTACTCTGATTCAGTTATAATTTTTTTGTCAAATAAAGTTCCATATTGATCAATCGTGGTTCCGTTTGTTTTTTGAATTCTTTCTTGAATTACTGACATTGAATTCAAATGATTAAAATCAACATCGATTGGTTTCTTGTTCGGAAATTCGGCATTAAGTGAATTGACTAGATTTTCAGCTAATGGAGATACTTCATTTTCTATTAAGCCAACTTCAGCAACTTCTTTATTCTCAAAAGTCGCATTCTTACCGTATGGACTTAATTCAACTGGGAAGTTATAAGCATCATAAACTGCGAGAATATCAGTTTCAACTATCTCATGAAACTTAACTGTATTTAATTCAGCAGAAAGGTTTTTGGCATCCAATCCCTTTGATGAAACAATGATTCTATTTATTAGGCCTCGACTGCTAAATCGATCTTCCATTTCCTCTCTTTGAGTTTTTAAACCACCTCCCATAACTGGAACCGGTGCATTTAAACCTTCATCTATATTATTTCCGGCAGCTGTTTGTTTTGGTGAAACTATGGTAGTTCCTGAATTCTCAATTTGAATACCTTTAGCTAATTGCGCATCTTTAATGTTATTTATCTGCGTTCTTAAAGGCGTAATTCTTGAATAGCCCTTTTTATTTTTGTTGTTTCGAACACTGTCATAAAATAAAATGACATCGGTCAACAATATCGTTTCTGACTTTCCATCTATTTCAGTTGTTAGATTGATTTTACCTATATCGGTATTATCCGGATTTAAATTGATCAGCTCTAAAGTTTTGAAATTCCCAAATGATTTATATTTTTTCCAGATAGCTGTCCAACCTGAAGACAATAAAAAGACAGCGAACTCTTTTAAAAATTCTTCTTTAGACTGCGAATCATTGGGATTATTGATTTTATCTAATATTTCACTATTATCTGACTCGCTTATAAATTGCGCACTGGATAGTTTACTGGCAATTTTATTGAACACATTGTTTAGGACAAATGTTTCTTTTTGAAGCTTTACGAATTTTGTAGAATCGGAGTAGAATGTTTTTTTGTCATTACTTCCGATGCCAAAAACATCAATTTCCATCTGTACAGGCTGGCCGTTGACAGAATCATTTTTAGTTTCTATCCCATATCTAAATGTCCTTAAAGATTCCCAGAAGCCCATATATGAATTTTGTTTCAACAAATGTAATGAAATTATTTTTATTTAGTCTAAATAAAAATAAGAAGCGATTACATAAAAAAACCACACTATTTCTAATGTGGTTTTTTGCAATAATTGAGATTAATTACTCTACTTCTGTAAAATCTACAAAATAGCTTTTACCAGGAACAAACACTCCATCGGCCGGAGCATCATTAGTAATTGATACTTCAATGCTTCCATTTGGAGTATATTTTGTGAAATCTGCGTTTTCTTCCGCAGTTCCATACACCGCTCTTAATTTTGCAGTTTTACTGTGTTCCTAGTTTGTGACAGATTCACAAACAAATTTTGCTCTTACTTGTGGCATAATATTTATTATTATTTATTTTCCCTACTCATTAGCTTTTCAGGTTCCGCTTTTTTATTTTAATTGATTGAAGTTTATCCGATAATTAGTAAAAACAAAAAAAATAGTATGGCTAATAATCCAGCACATCCCCAATCTCCTATATCTTTATTCCTGGCCTTTATTTTTGCTTGAATTTTATAATCAATTTTTTCTTTTTCCTCTGCTGTCATTTTATCGTTTTTTAAAATTGTTTTTAGGTTTACTGATGAACTTACTTGGCTCTGGTTCGAATGATTTCTTAAAATTTGCTTGTTTCATGGATTCAACAAACTTATTAATCGCCTCTTTGGTACTTTCTGCATTAGAAGCTAAATACTCAAAAGACATTTTTAATGTTTTCTCCTTATTATTTTTTTCATCATTGATTATAATATCGATACAGTGTTTTAAATGAATAGGATATAGTCCAGAACCAATAATTATTACTTTTTTCATCTTTTTTAGTTTTTATATGGATAATCATTTATTGATTTTGATTCATAAATAAGTGTCTTAAATTGGTCCAGATATACCTTAGCATTTCGGTAATTGCATCTTCAGCATCATCGTGGCCATCATCATGTTTTCCTATTTTTGGGTATGACTGTAAATGCTTGATAAATTGGCGGTATTCCGTTGAGCTGTTTTCGTCCGGTTCTACAAAATAGATGAATGATATGAATTGCGCCCATGCGCTTATGCGCTCTTCTTTATTTCCAGAGGAATAATAGCCTGAAACATTTACACCCATCATTTGAAGTAATGTAACAAACACGCTTCCTTGATTATTGGTTTCAATTTTATTCACTACACTACCATGCTGTTCAATCTTTGATTTCATTTTTTGAGAAGTGATGCCGCTTGGTTCTTGTGTGTAAATCGCATCAAAAACGTATATTTTATTCTTATTGATTTCCATAAATGGAGTAGCAAAATAATCACTTCCAGTGTCAGCAACATCAGTGAAGGAATATCGAATTGAACCATCTCTACTTTCTGGTAATGATTTTACAAAATTTAACTTTCCATAAAGTAATCCTTCAACTGTTTCAGATACTTGATTGAATTGGATGTTATAGGCGATTTCAGATATTGGCTTCGATTCATCACTCAATCCCATACGGGTTGATTTAAGAATATCTCTGTTTAGTCTAACCGGATCCAGCAAACCATCAATGTAAAATTTTTCAATTTCTTTTGGCTCAATGTTTTTATAGACATTTTCTGCTGGTAAGCAAATATGTCTGCATTCATCCTTGAATACATTCAAACAGTGTGCAGTTGTATCTTTATTAGAAAGCCGCTGCTCCATCAAAATATAGGGGGTTTTTGCCTTGTCCTTTTTTCTTGTCTGAAATGCCTTGAATTGATTTATAGCTCTTAATCTTTCGGCTGGACTATCTGCTATTTTCACATCCATTCTATCATCATCAATTAAAATACTGGCGTGCTTCCCTGTAACTGATCCATTGGTTGAAAATGAAAACCTAACTCCTCCTTTTTTGGTTTGGTAGAACGTTTTAGCACTTACATCATACCTAATATTTACATGAGGAAAATAATTTTTATACTTTTCGTTTTGAATAATATCTCTAGATTTTGAGGAAAATTCATTTGCGTTGGTTTGTGAAACCGTGTTGGTCATTACGGTTTTGGAATCGTCAACCGCCCAAATCCAAGCAGGCAAAATCCTAGATGTAATTGTAGATTTGGAAGTTCCTGGAGGAATATTAAATAATAAGTTTTTTTGAATATTACTGGTTATTCCTTCGTACCATTTGTCATTTGAAATATGCGGCGATCTTTCCAGAACATATTTATCAACGACTAACTGAATTTCATCACACATAAATTCAATATGCCAGTTATGAACATATTCATCTGTAATAATTACATCCCAAAACTCTTTTACAAATTCGAATAAACTAGCTTTTAACTCATCGGCTCGTCGTTGAGTTAAAAGTAGATCTAGTTCATTTATTTCATCATCTGTAAGTTTTGCCATTTATATTATTTAACAATATAGTAAGACATTGTAGGGCGTGTAAATTTTGAAATCTTACCTCCCTCAATATTATAATCCTCTACCGGTTCATTATTTGGTTCATTTTCACATTTTACAGCATAATGTATTTGGCATCCAGCAATTATTACGTGATTATCTTCACTTCCTACCTTTGCAAACCAATTCGAACTTCTGACGTTTGTTTTAATTCCTAAGATAGCATCGCCTACTATTTCTACATTACCCCAAACTCCACGATATTGTTTTCCGTCTGGAGCATAAAACCAATTATCCGTAGTGATTAAATATTTACCTTTCATCCTTACAAGATTAATTTTTTGTATAATTCAAACGTTGCTTTTGCATCGCCTTTGGCAGTATGAGAGTCTGTATTTATAATGCCAAAATGAGCACATAATACCTCCAATTTATACGATGGCAGGTTTAGTTTTTGTTTGGCGATGAGCATAGTATCATCTTCATTTATTAATGGAGTCAAATCCACTGACATGAATCTTTGAAGTAAATATTTTATTCTAGGAACATCAAATACTTTGGAATTATGTCCTATGATTTCAATTATATCATGTTGTATAATGAAGTTGTATAATTGCTCAGCTGCTATTTCAACATCTGTACCTTCCTCGATTAGCTTTTCAACAGTAAGGCCATTGATTGCCATTGCATCATCTTTGTATGATACCAACTCTTCAGAACCTTCTTCTCTGGTGTAAGGTTTTATGAATGTATGGAATGTTGCAAAAATTTCATTTTGATGATTAACCGCAATTAATGCAATTTCACATATTCCATTTTTGGTAATGGAGAAACCGCCTGTTTCAATGTCTAAGAATCCTTTCATTTATTTTTATTTAAGTTTAACAATTTTCTCTACACAATCCAGTACAATCACATAACCCATGTCCTTTATAACACTCTTGTTTTTTGGATTCTTTGGATTTTTCTTGTTTTTTGAAGTGCTTGTATTTAATTTTTTCGCCTATAATTTTATAATTTGTAATCCATCCAGTTACCGGCCATACCCAATATAAAATCCCATAATGCGTATGAGAACCTTCTTCCCGGTTACTAAAAATCCTGATAAAAAACCATTGAATAAACCATTGATTCATGATACCTAACCATAATAGTCTTTGATCTACTTTAGGCTTAAAAACTGTTTTTTTACAGTCTAACCAAATTGGAGGTTGAGTTTTACCGGAAACAACTCCAAGCCATATTTTACCATGAAATAGAAATTGCAGTCGTTTCCAAAAAGGAACTGTCCAGCACGATATACATTCTCCTGTATCTGATTGATGAATAAACAGACTAGAACATTCTTCATCTGTCATTGATTTTGGCTTTTTTAATTCAATAGTCGATTCCTTAAAATTTATTGGTTTCATATTTTTTAATTCCATTTGTTAGAAAAGTCTGCGATTCCTGCCTCCTTTAGAAAAGAGAAAACATTATAACAGGTAGCTTGAGAGATATTTATTTTTTTGGCCTCAATTGCTAATTCCTGAGGTGTAATAAGTTTTTTTAAAACAATCAAATCAATAAGAGTTTCACGCTCGAAAGTCTTTCTATGATTTCGGTCCTTGATGTAATTATGGTATTTCTGTTTTAATGTAGATAAATCCACATTGCAATTTTCGGCATAATCTAAAACCGCATAACCAATAAGAACCGGATCTACTGTTTCTTTACCGTCGACAAAAACACGCCCTTTTTCGATTTCTATTTTCATTCTTAATTATTATTTAAATTTTCAATTATTTCTTTGGCTATTTGAACTTCGCGATCCATGTAATTTTTGTCAGCAACATAATCTTCCCCAAATTTTTGTATCTGATAAATAATTCTCTCGATGCTTTCGGTTGTCGTACATTTCAAAAGAGTCTTTTGTAAAAAAGGTGTGCTTTTAATTAGCTTTTTGAAAGTTGGAGTAGATTGAATTTCTTCTTTTATATTCATGTTTATTTTTTTGTCTCTGGCCTGTGTAGTAAGTTGACTGAGGTATTGATTTTACTGGTTTTTTAAAAATTAAAAAAAAGTCATTCACATCTGATTTTTTATAGAGATAAGCTCATGAAATTGTAAACACCTACTTAACTCAACGCTATACGATTCAGATTTTCTACGTTCTATTGATTATGTACTCGACAAAATCCCATTAATTCACGTATCATGTAATGATTTGACGAGCCTTTCCAACCCGAATGGTTTCATGTCCCGACTTATCGGGGTGAATGACTTTTTTTGCTGAACTTTAAAATAACGTCCTATTGAAACTCCTTCAGCTATGTTTTCGATCTTCGTGGTTGTTGTGGAGAAGAACGGAATCGAACCGCTGACCTCTTCAAGGCTTTACACTGTCTCTACTTTTCTAGGCTTTTCAAGACTACCGTTACCGACCTAATATTAGTGCTCTAACCTTTGCTTTCGCCTGAGCTACTTCCCCATTTAAAAATCCATTCATTTAATGAATGGATTTTGATATATTGAATCGAACCTTTTTAACAGTTGCTCCGCATATTGGGGACTGAATTAAAATGGTTTTTGAAGTTTAAAGTATAATTCTCCAGCAACTTATCTTGGTATGATATAGATTGATAAGATTGCTTTTTTCTTTTCCATCCAACGTCATTTAAAATGGCTACAGGATTGATAAAAATTGTAAAGACTTCCACTTCACTGTTTTTTAAAATTGCTGAATTTGTCAATACAAAAACAACCTGAAAATCATTTGCTACGTTTACAGCTTCAATTTGAAACGAGGGTTCCATTTTGAATTCTGTTTTTTGTTTTTGCTCCAGTTTGCTTGTAGTTGCAAATGCTGTTAGACTAATCATCCCGATTAGCATAATTGAGAGCAGTGATTTTAATTTCATGATTTCAAATATAATAAAAAATGTAGCATAATATGCTACATTCTAAATAAAAAAAACAGTTTTCTATTTTTGGGCCTTTGCTATTAATTCTGCAATTCTTTTTTCACGGGAAATTGGATCTGAATTATCTACAAATGAAATTGGGTTATCTTTATCTCCTTGTATCATAACTTTTCGAACTGGATAAATACCTTCAAGCTTATTTATTTCTTTTTGAATTTGATTGACTGCGGTCATACCCTGAGGTGTACCTTTATACTGATCTTTCATAGAGCGAATGTTCTGTTTTAGTTCAGCTATTCTAAGTGCTCGCTTTTGTTCAACAGTTGCTTCTTGGTCCTCGTGCCAAATCTTATAAGCCTTTTGAAGTAGATTTTTAGATTGTCTTCGAGAAACGCCCCATTCTTGCTCAATATTCTTTAAAATCAAATAATCTTGTACGCCATTAATTACCCACCCTTGGATGGTGAATACTCGTTTTTCGGTTTCTAATTTAGTAGATCTGATACCGGCCATAATTAATTAGTTGGATACATTCGTTTAATAACCGCAATATGTCGGCTTAATTCTGTAATTCTATCCCGAAGTTTGATAGCTTCTTTTTCTCTTAAAATACGTATTTCCGCATCTTGTTCAGCAATTGGTTTTGGCTCATAAGCTAACAATGCTTTTTCGTTTATCGTTTTTTCTTCTTCTAAATACTCGACAATTGAATTTCTCATTTCGATTAATATTTGGTAGTTAGTTTTTGCCATTTATTTACTTAGTTTTGTTACGATGGCATAAATGTAAGCAAACTTTGAGCAAACCTCAACAGTGACCGAAGCCACCGTGTAATTTATATTTATTTTAATTTAAGTTTAAAAAGCGTAAACTGTATGTCCATCTAAGAGTAAAACCCTGTTACCAACTATTGCAAATACTTTGGTTTTGATTGCGATTGTTTCTCCTCTATCTTCAATTGTATAAGTGAAATCTGCTCCTTTTTTAATCTTTTCTAGTAAATACATGGCTTGCTTGTTTTATTATTACAGAGCAATATTGGGTTGATTATTCAACTCTTCCAAGTCTTCACCTAGATTTAACTCCGGATAATTTTCTTTTATTTTCTTTGGATCTCCTTTGTAGAAAACTAAAACATTCTGATGCATTTTACCAACTTTACGCCCTCCATTGAATTGTCTACGAACACGAACAGCCAAAGAACCGACCACGTTTACCAAAATTATTTCATTGTAATATTCCATTCCTGCATCTTTAAAAGCCTGAATTGTATCGCTGACAAAGTTGTAATAGAATCCTTTTTTGTCGCGAACATCACCCACAACAAAACACGCAAAGCGATCATCTTTCAATTGTGCAACTGATTTCTTGATGATGCTGAAGTAAACCTCTTTGAAGTCGGCATAATCCATATTTGATAAGTCTTTTGGGTCGTCGCTGTATTTCTCAAGGTCAGCGTAAGGAGGACAGCTCATAAGAAAATCAAAGCCTTCAAGTGGTTTATATGAATCCAAAACTTCGTTACTGTCACCATCAAACCAATTTACATCCTTCAGGTTCAATAAAGCGCCTTGCTTTCTATTGGCTTCTACCTGGTCCAGCCTTAAATCAATTCCGGCATAAGGATATCCAAGTATTCCAGCTACAACACCACGAACAGAACCGCCAGCGAATGGATCAAGTACAGAACCTCCGTTAGTACAGAACCACTTGTACAGAAGCTCGCATAATACCGGGTCGAATATACTTGCACCTTCATAAACGTGCATTCCCTTTTGTTTTGCATAATCAATGATTTCATCCCATGATGGCTCGCGATTTAAACTGTCTCGCATTTTATTTCTAAGTTCGTAGATTGCTGTCGATTGACCGCTTTTTGCAATAAGCTCAACATCTTCTCTGGTTTCTTGAGAATTGAAACCAAGCGCTAACCATTTTCTTTTTCGTTCTTGCCATGGTCCGGAGCGTGTATCTAAAATGGAGAATGGAGGAAATATAAAACTGTCTTTCAATGAACCTGGAATGATAGGCTCATTATTATTTTCGCTTTGGTTTAACATTCCCTCAAAAGCAATGTTATCAAAGTCCGGAATATTCATCATAGTTTGTAAATCCGGAAAATCTAAATCAAAGTTTTGAACGAAATCATATAATCCCTGTTGTGTGATTTTTGCATAAGAAGAAGAATATACTAATACTAATTCAGCAGCTTCTTTCATGCTAGCACAATTGATAAAAGTAGCCGGCAATTCATCCGGAACTATTTTACCAGATGCAATGACCTTTTCTAAATCCAAATAACGGTGTCTACCATCCAAGCAATAGTTTATACCGTTGTGCTTCCAAACTTTGAACGGATCAATAAATTGATATTTGATAATGGATTCAATCAGTTTTTCGGAGCCGTTATTTATCCATTCCTTGAAATTGTCCTGCTGGATGAATTGCAACTCTTTCCATTTTATCAACTCTGTTTTATCAATTCTAGATTCAATTATTTGATCATTCATAAATTATTATTTTTTATTTGGCAACATTATGAAACAAATGTAAAAAATATTATGTGTTAGTAGCATATTATACTACATCAAACTTCATAATGCTGCAATAAACTTTAATTAAATATTACCAATAAGATGATTTTAAGGTTATAAACTGATTAACTACTTCGCTTTTACTTGTAATTTAGCTTCACAAAGGTGTAAAGCATCTTTAAAAAATTGAATATTATCATCTGCTTGTGGATGGTTTTCTTCTTTTTGCTTCTCCCAATATACAATTGCACCTTCAGCAGCATTTTTATAACGCTTCAAGCCTTCTATGCTATTTGATGCATTTATTGTAGATTGTAGATTTGAGTTTTTAAATTCTATTTTCATTCTCCCCAAAGTTTTAATGCTGCAGTTACATTCTTTTCAGCTTCATTGACTGCTTTCTTTGCATAAGTGAGAGAATACGAATGTCTACGTTCATACTTTCCGGATTTCAAGCCTTCATGTTTTTCTTTTGCTTCTTCAAGCTTGAACTCATAGTATTCTAAGCTTTCAGGCATTGATAGATTTATTGTATTTGCTTTCCCTTCCCAATACTCCGCTCTACTTTGATAGTCTGCTGCCTTTTGTGAGTATTCAAATGAATTCTTCATCCTGTTGTGATTCCTTTCAATCAAAGCCCTATGTCGCTTTTCGCTATGGTGCCCAATCTTTATTGGTTCTGCCAAAGCTAAGAAGTCTTTTCCTTCCTTTGAAGCTTCATAATACTGATCGCTTTTCTTTTCGGCAGTACTTCCAGCGCTTTGTAGACGTTCTGCTTTTCTTTTTGCCCATTCCTGAACGTTGAAACCATCAGCTCTTACGATGGAGTAATAATAGCAATCGTCTTTTCGGGCCACAAGATTAAACACAATGCATTCGTGTTCTTTTCCATATTTTGTTTCCAGGATAATTGTTTCTCCTTTTTCGTGTCTTTCGGTGCATTTTGCAACAAAAACGTTTGGGCAATATTTTGAATAGGTATTCATAATTTTTAGTTTTTACAGATTATACATTTCCCTTGTTTGAATAATGTCATTGTGAAGCATTTTTTGCAGTATTTAAACATCCGGTTTTAGTTTTGAAGTTCATAATATCCGTTAATGTCATAGGTAATTGACATTGATAGGTCTTCTTCCAGCTGGTCGATGTTTTCCTCTTCTTCTTCAAATTCGTATGATCCTGTTTGCATGTTCCATTCAGCATGATAGCAGGAATTGTCTAATCTAAATTGAAATAGGTTTGCATCAATCGTTGTGCGTGGAGTAAATAATAATAGTGCCATGGTATTGCTTTTTTAGTGTTTATCGTTAAGCAATATTGGGTTGACAATTTGGAAGTATCAAGGCTTTAGTACGATAATTAAAGCCTAATACTCCGAAAGAAAAGATCTCTAAATTCCCATTTAGTATAATATTCTTTTTTATTTTTAGGAAACCATTTACCATCTACTCGCAATCTAAACCTGTCAGCGCTTTCCCTTGGTAATACCTCGGTTTCAAATAATTTTTTAGGAAACAATTCTATTTTAGAACGCTTGCCGTGAATATTAAGCAACATAGTTACTGTTGGTTTTCTTTTTTCTCCCATAAATAAAGGGTTTATGTTTTTATGTAATCGGGTACCATTCGCTATAGCTGCTATGTTTCTTTGATAATTATTTATTTATAATTTCATCTACCTCATTATCGCTTAATTCTGAAGTTGATTTATAGCCTTTATTATTTGCATAAATCAAAACCTTTGTGACTTGCTCTTTAGTCATTGGTATTCCTTTATGAGTAAATGCTTTCCAACTTTTGTCTATTTGAGCTAATGCTCCTTGAATATCTGCTTGCATATTTTTAATTTATGGATTTAGAGTCATTTCCCAATCGATATTTAATTGACAGCTGTTTCTTCTTGAAATTTCAATCTCATTTGATTCTAATGCTTTTAAAATTTCTTTAGCATCATTTTTTAAAGTTTTCTTTTCAATTCCGTAACCCCAAGAATTATGAGTTCCTTTTACGTTGTTTTTAAAATCTAAAATCGAATAAACGATACTATTTTTTAGATTATTATAAGTTTCTGTAAAGGATGAAAAATTTTCTTTTGCCTCATATCTTATCAAATCGGCATCATACCATCGATGCAGATCTCTTGTGCATATTGCAAAATTTTCATTGATTTCGTTTACAATCATTGGCGCTTTTTCTCCAATGAAATAAACTTCCTGACCTTGATTTAATTTTTTGTTGTTCATGTGATTTTCGTTTAGTTGTCTCCACCGTAGGAGCAATGTTAATTCAAGTACTGTTTTTACTAGGTTTATTTTTTTATCTAGTTATTTAAAATTGAAACTTCTGAGCGTTTAAATTCTTCAAAACAATTATGCCCATATCCATTCATTGCATTTGTGACAATCCATGAATTAGAACTTTCTTCTTTTTGAATTTGAACCATATATTGTCCATTAAAATCAACGTCAATTGAACCAGCATCTAAATCAGATTTTGGAATTCTGATTATAAGCATATCAATTACAACCCGTACTGTTTCCAGATCATTACTTTGCTGAATTTGCTCGCCTTGTTGATTTTGTTGATTTTGACGGTTACTTTGTTCTATATCTCTACAACAAATATCACAAGGATATTCTTGATGTACGTGTGGGTGAACTTCACAGTATCCACGTCTTAAATCGTTTCCGTAAATGTCGTAAGCCATAATTTTACTTTTTCTCTTTGGTTAGTATCAAATGAAATTTATTATCTTCAGTAATGCATTTTTTAACATAGGGATAACCTTCTGCTATTTCCATACAGACTTCCATACAGGAAAATGTATTTTTAGCTTTTTGGGAGAATCCATCAGTAATAAGAAATTCATAATTGTAAACTGATTGGCAAATAGTGACTACTTTTCCAAATTCTGATAGTTTGTAATGATCATTGCATTCTTTGGTTTCCTTAATCATAACCGGAGATAGTTCCTCCCAACACTCGCTGCAAAACTTTTCACCGCTCTCATCTTCTTCCATAAATTCAGAATCAAATTTTTTCGAGCAACCGATGCATTCAACAATATCATTATCTGGGTACCAGAAAGAAAGCTTCCCTTTTACGTTTAGAATTGGTTTGTCATAAAGAACCGGATTAGCAAGTACCCAGTTCCAAATAGGTTTATTAATAAATTCTCCCATAATATCGTTATGCTTTTCAGCCCAAATACTCGGATGATCTTGAACACAATCAATTATTTCAACTTCACCGATGATGGCTGATGTTAAGAAAAATTTATCATGTTCTTCCTTTTTAAAAACATCAACTTTTTTATTAATATCGTTCCATTGGTCCGGTGGAAAAGCTAAATTATTTCCTTTAAAAAGTGGGTAAATTTGTCCTGAAGCATGAATATAAATTTTACCTCTAAAATGCGTTCTCCAATTTCTATTTTCAATTGGTTTTATTCCATGAGCGATTAATGATGCCCAAGGCTGTTTTATTGATAGTGCTTTCATAGTTTAGTTTTTGATTGTGGAATTTTTCTAAATTGTTCCCTTAATAATGTTTCATATCCAAAATATGTTTTGTTGAAAATACGCTCAGGCGGCAATGTATCTTTATGAATAAATTTCCCATCCTTGATTTTAGTAACTTTTAAATTTTCATCAATGTATAAAAGCCCTGCATAATCAGGAACCTCTTCTTTTGAAATTAAACCTGTTGGTACTGCATAAAAGAACTTATTTGGAAGCTTTGTGTTTTTAACTTCTTTAATTTCAATTTTACAGCTTGCGTTCAGCCATGTTGTAACCTCAATTCCATGTCTATATGTATCTCTTTCCTGCGATTCTATTAATTCTGGAAATAGTCTGCATAATTCCCATGATGGACTTAGCACTCTACCAAAACCAAATTTTTCTAAATAATACAAATTCCCGTTCTGATTGCTTGAATGAATATTATGTTTTACTTTTTTAAAATCAGCTTTAAAATCAGAACGACTGATCTTAATTTCAATTTCATAGCAATACCCATTTGGCATAAAACTTAAAAAATCACTTTCATTTTCAAAATAGTAAGCGTTTGTAAATCGATACTTATGAGAACTGAAGCTATCAAAAAGAGCTTTTTGTATTAATTTTTCATTCATAATTTAATTATATTTTGTTTTTCTAAATCCAGTATTTTATTTCTTATTCTCTCCCAACTGAAACCTTTCAGCAATCGCTCGTGTAACTTCCAGTGCTTAGCACATAAGAAGAAACCTTCTGAAACATTTCTCCATCGGCCTTTCATTTTCGGATGAAAATAAATTGGTGAAATTCCATAATCCCTAACTTTAGTATGCCGGTTACATCCTTTAGCCTGGCAAATCCATTTCACAGTATCAAATGGTACCATCAAAATTTCTTCATCGGACATAGCCATCATTTCCTTGATCGCTTCTTCTTCGGAATTCATTATACTGGTTTTAAAATTTGTAAAGGTTTATTCAATTTCAAAGCAATAATTTTCATATCCCTTGCTTTGGCTGCTGCTCTATCATCATCAAAATGACCGCATTCATAAGTCACATTATCCGCTGTAACTGTAGCTTTCCATTTTTGATTGGATTTGTTCCAACCTACTCCCGGATAAGGAGAAACTTTTGTTCTGGTTCCGTTTGCCATTTCCTTTAAAATTTAGTTCCTATTCGAATAAAGCCACTTCCTCTCATTTCATTTGGGTAATCGTAAAATTTAAAATCAGAGCGATAGTCATAAGTGGCACGCATTCCGATAAATAAATTATCATTAATCATTAAATCCATTCCTGCTTCAATCCCTGCAGTGGCGTTTGCGGATTGTCGCTTTATGATTCCTAATCTAATTCCGGTGTAATACCTAAATTTCTCAAAATAACCACTCGAAAAATTGAGTCCTATACCTCCGATTAATTCCGTATATCCATCTTTTAGAACAGCAAAATTGGATACTCCAACTCTAGTGTAGATAGCTCCTGAATATTCAATTTCTCCACCTATGAACAAACCACCTTCTTTGAATGATGCTCTGGGATCCGCTATGATTGAAACAGTAAAATCTTCCGTGTCTTTTAATTTTAATCCTTGAGCCATAAGTAGCAAAGGAAAAAGAAGAATTAATAGTATTATTTTCATGCTGTTTTAGTTTTACTTTTCATTGCTTTTTCTTTTTGATTATTCCAAAAAGCAATAATTTTTATCATTACTTCAATTATTTTTTTATTTCCTTCTTGATGCAATTCAGCTAATCGTTTTTCATGCTCCTGAATTCTATCTTCAATTTCTTTGAGTGTGGCCATGATTATTTTATAAGTTTTATTAAATCGTTTTCTAAATTCTGGTAATTTAAAGCCGTGTATCGAAGCACGCGCCATCCGTTGTGAATTGCTAAGTTGTATTTGTTGCAATCCTCAGAAAAACCTTTTGCGGTGGTATGTCGGCTTTTTTTGGAAAAGATGCCTTCGTATTCAATTCCTATTTTTAAATCCAACAGCGCCCAATCAAATCGGTAATTCCGTACAGCATCAAACTTATGCTCAGTTACAAAGTAGTTTATGATTCCTTGTTGCTTCAAACTCATCAAAACAAATTCGATGGTGTTTTTTTCAATCGAAATTTTTTCAATCTTGATTTTGGGTTTTATACTATCGGTATTAGCGATACCAGCTTTTGAATCATCGACTTTCAAACCTTTGTCTTTTGCTTTTTGCAAATCGTTTTCGGTCCACTTCATAAACCGATTTGTTTTACTGCTGTTGGCGTTAGGTCTAAATAATATTTTACCATGTTCTCAACGGTAATTTTAAGTTTAAGTAAGTTTTGTAAATGTTCAATTGTTCCGTCGTATCCTTCAAACAAACATCTTTGTTTTGCTTGTTGGTATTCTTTCCTTGCTTCATCTGGATCGCACAAATGTTTGTCCCCGTTCGGACATCTTCCAAATTCATCAGCACAATCTCTACACATTCCTCTTGGTAAATCGGGATCGTTCATAATAGTCCAAATCCCGTCAACTAATTTACAAGGGAAAAACATCCACATTTCAAGTAACAGAGATAAAAATTCATCGTAATTATCTCTTAAGTCGCGAACTTGTTTATCAGACAAATGTTTTGTCAGCAATAATTTTCCAAATGCAGTATTTGATATTAAATTTTTCATCTTTCAATCTGATTTTTGAACTCTTCAAAGTCCGTTAGGTAATTCTTCAAAATGTTCGACACTACAATGCTTTTGCATTTATTGGCCACTGATCCAATGACTTTTCCTTTTTCAATTTTATTCCTAGCATCTTCAATTACTATTTTTGCAGAATGGAAATATCGTTTGGTTGTTTCTTGAACCAGCTCTACTAAATAAATTTGAGCTTGCTGTGCATACATCTCTTTTTTTTGTTTATTGGAGATGGTGATCATTCCATTGGCTTCTAAATTTTCATACAGCAACCAAGCGTCTAAACTTAGACCGGTTTCTTTTAAATCAGTAAAAACAATTTTTAATAACTCTTCTTGGTTTTTTTTAATGTCTTCCTCAGTCATTGGTTTTGGTTGTTGTAAAAGGGTTTGTTTCTTGATGTCATACGCTCGAAGACTTTCATTTCTAAATTCTTTATAAGCATTTAATACATCAGCCACAACGACACAATCTAAAATTCTAAATACTTTGAGCTCTGGAAATTCTTTAGCGATGAACATTTTGAAAGCTTCTTTTATTTCCGGAACCGTAAGGCTGCCGAATTTTGTTTTTATCAGATCAAAAATTAAAACCATTTGCTTGTCGAGCTGCAGTTTTTCTTCTTCACTTGAAACTTTGATGTTTATAATTGTGATTAAGAAATTCAGCAAGCCATTTATTTCCTGTTTTGATTCAATAGTTTTCACTTTTGGATAATCTTCATTCAGAATTGCTAGCGTGGGTCTCGATAACCCGATCAACGCTAAACTCGTAGGCTGTTTTGACTGGGTTTGTAAATTGTTGTTTTCCATTTTGCGAATTTTGATTTTGTAAATTTTTTATCCAGGAAGCATTAAAGCCTTTCCAATCTTTTTCGATGCAGATTATTAAAACCTCATCAATGGATAATTTTGATATTTCAACTTGTTTCAAAAATCCTGACAAAGCAGTTCCGCTATTAGTTGCTTTTTTTGTTTTTCTAACTTTTAACCAATCGTCAACTAAAGTTTCTAAACCGCCATTTTGAATCAATACCTTTCTAAAAGAAAAATGTTCTTTTGTCTCTTTTTCTAAAAGAGTATTATTGTTTAATTGTTTAGTTGTTGTATTGTTTAGTTGTTTAACTATGGTATCAGTTGCTTTGTCAAGTGCTTCGTCAGTTGCTTTTATAGTTGCTTTGTCAAGTGCTTCGTCAGTTGCTTTGTCAATTTTTGACAAAGCAATTATTTTACTTTGATGTTGATTTTTACTATCTGAAACCAATTTTATAAAACCAATTTCAAACAAATCATCCAGCGTTTTTTTATAAGTGTTGTACGAACCTACCCCTAAAGCTTCCATTGTAACCGTTGTTGGTAATCCAAATTCTTTTTTTTGACCTAATCGATTCCACAGGTCCACGATATAAAAAAACATGTCTGAATGTGCCGCTTTTACCTTTTTAGGATTTTGAAATTTGTAATTATACCACGCTCTTGTTAAATCGTATCCATTCATTTAGGTTGCTTTCTTTTATAAAAATTATTTGAATAAATCAATTACTCTATTTAAGATGCTTACCGGAACATTATCTTCAGCTCCTGTAATTTCGTTTGCAATGGCTTTTTTCTCCTGAATGATATCATACAACCATTGGTCTAATGTATTTTCTCCCAATAGATAAGTGGCTCTTACATTACTTGGTTGTCCCATACGGTGACAGCGTGCTTCGCATTGTTCGCAATCCGCTTGTGTCCATGGCAATTCCATCATTAAAACCTCACTACTGGCTGTTAATGTCAATCCTACTCCTCCTGCTTTATGGTTTAGGATAATGATATTAGCACCTCCAGCTCGTTGAAAACTATCTACAGCGGCTTGTTTTTGGTGTTCATTGTCTTGGCCAGTTACCGTTACGGCTTTTGGATATTCTTTTTTGAGTAAATCCACTACTGCCTTATGCTTGCAGAACACCACTATCTTTTGATCGGATTCTATTATTTCATCGATGTACTCCTTGGCTGCTTCAATCTTTCCAATTGCTGATAATTGCAGCAACATGGTAATTTGAACAATCACTTGGCCATTAATCTTTTTCTTGATTTCGGCATCAGTCAAATCACTGCTGGTTAAGAAGGCTTGAAAGTCGTTTTTAACCCTATCGAATTCTGATTTATTGGTGATGGAACAAATCAAAGTTTGGCGTGATAAAGGCGGTAAATCTTTCAGTACATCCTCTTTTTTACGCATGAAATAGCAATTCACATTCATCAGATAGTTCAACTCTTTCAAATTAGACTTCCCTCTTCCTCCTTCGCAATAGCGTTCCTTGAACCCATTTGCGCCACCAAAATGGTTTAACTTGAATATGATAGCCAATTGGCTGAATAAATCAATTGGGAGGTTCACAACGGGTGTTCCTGTTAATCCTATGATGTATTTCTTATGCTTGGTGATGTTGATACAAATCTTAGCACGAATTGATTTAGGATTTTTTAGTTTGTGGATTTCATCGATAATTGCAGACTTAAACAATCCAATGCGTGGATCCATAATTATTTGCGTTGAATGTTGTAAATCCTTTGTTGCCGGCTTTGATGTGACGAAGAATTTTTCTAGTGATTCAAAATTTACAATGAATACATCAGCTAATCCCATTTCGTGGAAACGGTGCCAGTTAGTTTTTACACTATCAGTCAAAATCATAGGCTTTTTATCGGTCCACATTTCAAACTCTCTTTTCCAGTTTTCTTTCAAAGCTGAAGGACAAATAACAACGCAAGGAAAAACTACCTCATCCATTTTTTCAGCGCCAATTAAAGTTCCAATACTTTGTAATGTTTTTCCAAGTCCTGGTTGATCACCGTTGATGAATCTTTTTAATTCCATTCCTCTGGCCATTCCTTCATCTTGATACGGTCTAGGTATAAATCCTTTTGTTTTATGGACAATGCCTAGTTTTATTTTCAATTTTGGAAGTGCAGGGATAACATCCACCCTTTCGGGTAAATTATCCTTGATTATCACATGCGAAGCTTTGCATTTTTTTCCAATGGCATATACTTCCGTTTTATAGTCGATGGGAACGATATACACCTTTTTTTCAAAGCTCCATTTAGCCACTGGTTCGTACTTTCTCCAGGTTATCTTTTCGTTGTCTTTAGTATGCTGAACCGGAATGTTAATTTTGGTGATATCATCACAAAGTGCGGTACCAACAATTGCTGGAGAGGAAATATAAGATCCTGAAAAAATACTGGTTTCCCATTGTCGTACAGCAGTAATACATTTTATTCTTTGGGTTTGGTAATCCTTGAATCTGCCAAAACCAACAGCGATATGAAACTCGTTTAAAAATTCTACTATTTGCATATCGTTAGGCTTTTTCTATAACTACTATTTCGGCTTTGATTTTTGTGTGAGCAAAATCCTCCGTCATATCTTCTGAATGAATGATGTTGAATTTTTCAAGTATTTCAACTAAAGCTTTAGGCTTTTCTTTCATCATAAATCCTTTTGGCAATAGAATAATTGCTTTTCCATTATCGGCCAAAATATCAGAATGCAAACGTTCGAAGAACTTCGTAAGCTTTGGAACTTCGTATGGAGGATTAGCAACAACCCAGTCATAAAGTTCAACTGCATCATTTTCATAATCACATCTTTCCGCAATACAATCTTGAGAGAAATTATACAAGTCAACCATTTCCGCACTGAAATCAAAACCTCTTACAATAAATCCTAAATCTCTTATTGGTTTAGATAACATTCCGAAACCGCAGCACATATCCATTACCCAAGGTCTACCATTTGCTTCTCCTTTTGGATCAATAAAATGTCTATCTGCCAATGATGCAATTCTTGCAGCTGTTGCTGGAGGTGTAAAAAACTGCGAATGATAAACACTATTTCTTTTTTGATATTCGATATAGGTATCATACAACCAGTTAGTGCCTGTGTAATCAAATGGAAGAGTTCCGTGCTGTTCATGATACATTGCAACTTCTAAAGGATTGGCAGGATAACTATTCTTTCTATTTTTGAAATAAGAATTATTGAGCGCATACTTCTTATCCACTTTATCAAATTCCTTCACATCATTTGCAAAATGTTTTATTTCCACCACATCTTCTGTTCTTTCCGGAGCTTGTTTTTTTTGTTCTTCAGCAGGTTTTAATTTTTCGATTTTGGCTTTTAACTCTGTAATTCTGGCATTAGCTTTATCTATTCTTTTTTCCGCAATTTCCTTTTGCAAAAGTTCTATCGTATCGATTTGAGAAGCATAATACCCATCCAATGAAATTTTATAGGCTGCTGCTTTTACATTTGTTTCGCATGATCCAAAAGATTCATTTAGCGCATCTAAATAAAAAATTCTTATCAATCGATTAAGCATTTCATCAGTGACAATAACTTCGTATATGTTTCCAATGTTTATGTCTAGAAACTTCATAACTTCTTTCTGTTTGCTCCAACTTAATTTCCATATTAAAGCTACTGCCAAAGCTAGTTTGTCATCTTGGTCAATAGGAGCATCACCATCTTTCTGCATTTCCAAAGTATCAATCGCTCTTATTTCAGCCCATACTTTCTCTCCATCCAATTCAAGCGCACGCTTTTGTCTAGCTTCGATTTTAGCAATCTCCTCTTTAGCTTCAATCTCCTCGTTTGACATTGGAGTTTTTGGTCCAGTAGTAGAACTTTCTTCTGAAATTGTTGAGGCTTCTTTTTTTGATTTTACATAAACATCAATATACTTCCCACCATCTGATCCTGATACAATAAATGCCTGTCTAATGCTCCAGTCTGTTCTTTCATGCGTATTATAGTCATCATATTGTTTCAATATCTGAATATCATATTGCTTGCAAATAGTGAGTGTCATATCTGTTGGTTTAGGATAACCGGAACAAATAACCACGTCTTTAGCTTCACTGATGATTTTTGCGACTTCTTTCTCTATGAAAGCTATTTTCTTACTGTCAAAACATTTTTCATCAAAACATCTGTCTTCATCTTGCATGTCTGAAAATAAAATAGGATTGGCTCCTGAACGCTTTGGACAAACATCACAAGCACATACTCCTGGAACAAGATTATCCTCTTTTAGATCAAAAATGGCATTGTCAAGAATTACAGTATCATCTTCAATATCTTCTTTTAAATCCTTCACCGTACCATAGTCCGGTAATCCTTCACCGTACGGCTGAGCATTTTTGTGAATATCAATCTGCTTAGTCCAGTCACATCTAGCAATTAAAATAGCATGACCAATCCCTAAATGATCATTAAAAAAATCTTGTCTTACTTCATCGATAAGGTCTGATAGTTTTAATCTTTGTGCAATAAAGCTTTCGGTCTTTGCCATTTTAGCCGAAATATCAGCAATGGTATATTTTCCTGAATCAATCATTTTTTTGAATGCATCTGCTTCATCCATAGGATGAACATCCTTACGTTCTAAATTTTCAATGATTTGCAGTTCAAAAGCTTCATCATCAGTAAGCACTCTAATGTTTACTGGAATATCTTCAATTCCTGCCATCGTAGCTGCACGATATCTTCTTTCGCCACAAACTAATTCAAACTGTTCAAACTCTTCTTCTTTATCGTTTAATGGTCTAACCAAAATTGGTTGTAATATTCCGTGTTCCTTGATGCTTTGTGAAAGTTCCGCTAAGGCTTTCTCATCAAATGATTTTCTTGGATTGGTTTTTGAAATCTCAATTTGATTAATTGATACGATCTCTAATGTTGCATTTTTACTCATTGTCTCTGAAATTTGATTTTATATTATTTGGTATTGATGGGTATATCCAAACTCTTTTAAAAGCTTGTTAGCGAATTTCCCTTTTGGAATCCCCGAAAAAGCTCTCTTTCGGGGATTTAATAATTGGTAGTCTGCCGGTTCTAGAATCTTGACTTTAGCGTGCAAATAATACCTGCGTTTATCGCGCTGAAGCTTTCTATCTCTGATACTACATTTCTTGTTCGGCATCCGCAAAGGCTTCTTTTTCTTCCTCCTCATCTTGTTCAAACATATTCCCAGTTTTATGCTGTGCAGGAGCTCGTTTTCCTTCGATGTATTCGTAAACCTCCGATTTCAACAAATCGACCGTTTCAAGTAATTCAGACATAAATGGATAATCAGAATCATCCCATTTTTGAAATGGAGTATTAATGTTGATACTTTTACCGCTTTCCAGCCTTTTAGAACCAATGATGGTTACTCCTTCAGAATCTTTGCCAAGTGTAAATCCTATCACAGTGTATTTTCTCAAAGGATCTGTTTCATCGTCCATGTGAACAACTCCTTGTTTGAAATCATTAATAGCTTCACGGCATACGCTTTCTGTTATTTCCTCACAGATGAAAGCAAAATGAGCTGTTAATGCTGAGAATGCTTCTCGCAAATCATCGTGAATAGGAGCATCGCCTGTTGTAGATGGATGACTGTATTTTGTCGATCCAACAAAATGATCGTAGCCATATTTTAAGAATAGGCTGCTTTTGATACTGGCATTTTTAATTGTAATGTTCATGTGTAAAAAAGGTTTTAATTGTTATCCATTAAATGCGGACATCTCCGCTTTTGCTTTTGAAATTATTGTTCTGCACCAATCCAATTGATGTGTGCAGGCTGCGTTTAATCTTGTGGACCAAGTCAATAAATAGGTTTCGTTTTCCACCAAAGTATCCGTGTATTTTACAGCCACACTAGCAGGAAATTCTATTAGTTTTTTATATTCCTGTATCATTTCACTTCTTAGTTTTTGCTCGCGATGTATTTTTGCATCTGCGATTAGTTTTCCAGTTCTGGCCATGTAAACTGCTAAATCATTTCCACGTACAACTGCTTCGTTCGCATCCTCACTCATGGTGATTTCAAGGAAGGATTGAATCGTTGTCAATTCTGTGATAATATCCGCTTGTGGTGTGATTAGGTTATTCATCTAAACTATTCTTGATTTGATATTCACTCTAAATGCTTGCAGGTTCTCGATTAGGTTATCTACCTTGGAAAGCATTTCCTTTTTTTCCTCCGGATCATTAAAATCATTCCAGATTCTAATCGAGTTATTGCAATCCGATATCCGTACTATTGCGGTTCCATCCTTTAATATTTTGGTATGAACCACCGCCATTGAACGAATGCTGTTTGGAGCTAAAAATCCTTTTTTATTGTAAGTAACGTGAAGCGGTTTCGACTTCTTCTTAGTTTTTGGTTTTGCCATTATTCAGTTGCTTTTTTGATTACTTCGATAGCTTTTATATGCGCTGGATGATTACTGTTTATGAACTCTTCAGCAAAAGGAAGTATATCTATTAATGCTTGTAAGAGATTTTTTGCTTGTACAATAACTTTTGCATTAGCTTCAATTTCTTCTCTCGGTTTTCCGTATTGATTAATTGCACAAATACTTTTACTCCCCTCTAAAATTCCTACTCTAGAAGTGGTTACTTCTGAAAAATCATTTGTCAATCTCCAATCTTCATTTGTTCCTTTAAATTTTTCCATTTGTTATTCAAATAATGCCCACCATTTAAATGCGAGCTCGTTATACTTTTTAAATCCTGAGTTAAATAGTTCGTCTCCTCTACGAATTGGAACTTTGAATACTTTGAAATTCTCTTTTGAAACTCCAATTAAAACATCTTGATTACTTCCAGCTATGTTCATGTACCAAGCTCGTTGTCTGTCATAATCAAAATATCGTACTGCTTCTTCAAATTGCTTTTGAGTGGTGGCGGTGGTGCTTTTTAAGTCGCCACCCCAACCCAAACCATCCATCCATAAATCCCATTTGCAACGTACCGGTAATTCAAATTCAACCTCATCATAAGTGAATGTTCTATTGGTAATCATCACTTTTTGAGTATCGCTTTGTTTAAGTAAGTTTTGCGCCAGGGGATCTTTCATAAAAGCTTTTTTCATTTGGACTGCTTTCTCAAAATCTTCTTCTGAATACTGAACTCCGTCAACTTGAAATTTGAAATAATCCACTTTGAAAGGTTCAGTGATTACAGCATCGATTAGAGTTCCAAACTTGTATGCTTTTTCTTTGGAGACTTCATCCATTTTATTATCACTCCAATAATCTTTAAGCCAACTCAAATCAGAGTTACTAACCTCGTTTCTTCCAAAGTAGGGATCCATCTTACTTTCTATTTACAGCTTTATAAACCGGTTCGTATTTCAAATTCTCGCTTACAATTAGATCTCCTGATTTGTGACCTACTTTCTCGCAATAGGCTTTCATCTGAGCAATTGATTTTTTTTCTAATTCTTCCAATGTCAAGGTGATTCCCTCGCGCTGGAACCAGAAGGTGAAGATTTCAGCAATTGCGGTTTTGTTCAATAACTTTATTTTAAAACCGTCTCTCGTTTCCGGAGCAACCGTATCATTCAACTCTAGATTATTCATCATAGCGTTCGTTTGATCAGCGGTTTTTTTGACCTCAGCGGCTTCTGAATCTGCTTTGATTTTGGCAGCAGCATCATCTTGCAATTTTTTGGCTGCATCAGCTTCACGCTTTGCTTTTTCAGCTTCGAGTTTTTCTTTTTCTTCTTTTCCGGCTTTCGCCATTTCTTCAAGGTTAGTTTTCAAGCTTGGTAGTTTTTCAATCAATTCCTCTTTGAATTTTTTGATTTCACTTACTACAACAGCTGCTATTAAATCAAAATCTTTTGAAGCAATAAATTCATTTAGTAATACTGTAGTTTCTTCTTGAGTAACTATTTTTCTTTGCCAATTAGGAGAGAACGACTCAAAATGTGACTTTTGGTAAGAGATAGCTAATGCTTTTAATCCTTGTGATTTTTCTGAAAAATTAGCCAAAGTGATACCATTGAATGAATCTTGCAGTTTTTGTTTACGATCTGAAATGTGATTGTTTACATGCGCTGACAATTGCACTTCTAAGCTTGTTTTTATATCGATAACTTCTTTTTCTTTATCGATTTTATCTTGAGCAAGTTTTTGTTTTGCTTCTTCATCTGTTTTCAATTTCTTAACCCATTGGTCTCTGTAGTATTGAATAGCAGTAGGTAATGCTTCTGTTTTTTTAGGATCTAATTTTCCCTCTATTTCAGTAAACTGTTTACGGATGGTATCAAAAAAAGCGGTGATAGGCTTTCTTTGGTTTTCAATATCATTTTTGGCATTTCTGCAATTCACTAAAAATTTATTGGCTCTTTCATCAAGTTCAGGACTCATTCCGCTTTCTTGAATTTCTGCCAGTAATTTATTTCCAATGCTTATTGCTTTAGAAACTCGTAGTTCACTATTTTTTAATATTTCTGAACCGCTTAAGATTACTTCTTGCAATTGGTCCTGTGTGGCTAAATCTGTTGTCATTTCTCTAAAATTTTTGATTGTTGTTTTTTAAAAAGCTTCCTCGTCTACTGGTTCTTCCTGAGTTTTTTTATCTCCTTCAGTAACTTCTTCAAATGCAGCATATTCTGGAATTGCTGTTTTTGGTTCTACCACATGTTCTGGTGTAGGCAGGTTATCATCTTCAACATCAATCTCTACATTGAATTGTTCCAGTTCGATAGGTGTGGAACCGGTAAACCAACATTTCTCTTTGGCAGCGTGTAGAATGATTTTAGTTCGAAGAAAAGCGGGTTCAGGATTTTCTCCACCAACTACTCCGTTATCCCAAAGCGACTCAGACAAATACTTATTCCCGTTTGATGCTGTTTTTTCAATAGTATTAGGATTGGAAGATTTTTTTCTCCATGATTCAAAATCAGATTTTCGATAAATGAAATATTTAAATCCACCTCCAGCAGTATTGAATTTTACATAACCGGCTATGATGGTTTCACTTTCAAATTTTTCAATGTGTCTTTTTACTACTCCATCTTCTACTTCGAAAATATCTCCTTTGAAAACTAACTTTGCCTGTTCACAACCAGTACTTTGTTGTGTTTGAATCAATCTTCTTACGTGAGCACCAGCTTGTAATTGCATACATGCTTTTCCTCCTCTTGGAACTAAATAGATTTCATTGTCTAAAGGATCAAAAGAATATCCTTTTACTGCAGCTGTAATAAAACAAGCATACAATGAAAATTTGTCGGCATTTTGCAATTGTGTACTTGCTGCAATGTTTTGATTAAAATATACCAATTGTCGGTGGTACATTAAATCTCCGTTTTCGGACCTGTTGGCTAGATTGTAATTCTTAATGAATTTCTCCTTTACCATATCCAATTCTGCAATCTTTCCTGGTGCAGTATTTTGGATTAACTCTAATGTGTTTACTTTACTCATTTCTCTAAAATTTGATTGTTATAAATTTTCTATTGCTGTTAACAGCTCTTTGTATTTCTCTATTCTAGCAAGGACTTTAGGTGTTTTTCGTGTAGTAGGATTTTCATACATCGCGATTACTTTTTTTAAAAAAAATATTGCTTCTTCCTTACTACGGTGAACTTTTACGTATCGCTTTGCTTCAGTTGCTTCTGTCATTTATTTTCTTTCTTGCTGTTACTATATGATGGCTTGCTACTTTTGCTCTTGCGTGGCACATCGCTGTATCGTTATGAACCCATTTTGATTTTACAATTTCAGCCATCCAATGATTGAATCGTTCTACGTTAGTTTGCTTTACCATAACTGAAACATTAAATAGGTTAATAATCCACCGAGTAGTGATCCTATAGAAAAGGATAGAATTATAATTTTTAATACAGTTCTAAATATGATGTTGGCTCTTTCTTCTTCAAACATAGCTTTGGGTTTATAGGTTCATTAAAAATGCTTTCTTTAGGATCTATTATGGAACCGCATTCGATTATTCCAAAATCCTTATCCATTATTTCATTGAGTAATTGAATATTGAATTTTCTAAAAATTTCAAGGGTACTCATAATGTGGTGCAGTTAGGTGAAACAAATCAGCCTTGGTTAAACCTGTAGGCCTATACTCGTTGTTGCAGAAATAATACTTGAAAGGAATAGCCACTTTGTCGCGATAAATTTTTTCTGCTTTATCAACTGCTTCCTGAAGAGAGGTTGCTTCGATTTTGTGAGTTTCGCAATCCTTTTCTATTTCTCCAGCTGATGGAAATCTAAACCACACTTCGATTTCGAAATTTTCTAATGATTTTTTTTGTAAGTTTGACATCTCTAAAATGTTTTAAATTATTACTCGTAATTTGAAATTTGATTTAAACCAGTTCTTGTCGGGACTGGTTTTTTTATTTTGTTAAACTAGCTTGTAGCTTTAATTTCATGTCTTCAGAAAGTATGTTATCATATTTGCCCTTTCGGGTGGAGTTGGAAGCTCCCAAACTTGCCAACTCCAATTCTAAGTATCTCTTACGGCTAGTAATTGAACTTAAACACTGTTCAAAGAGCTGCTTCTCATTTTCTAATGCAGCGAGTTCTTTTTTTATAAATGATTTTTTCTCTTTTTGATTCATGTTATTTTTGATTTTCTAGTTCAAAAATTTCGGATTCTTTTAATCCGGTACTTTTAAAGTATTTTACTGCTGCAGCTTTGGTTAGATTATCACTACCTCTTTTGGCTAATTCTTGAACATTACGTTCGGAAACATTTAAAGCTAAAGCAGTATTTAATCTGAATTCCTTGTCGTTTAGCAGTTTTTCCTTTATTAATAATGATATGTTCATCTATAAGTGTATATTTGTTCGTATATATATGCAAATATACACACATAGTTCGTTAATGCAAATTAATAACACACTATTTTTTTAAAAGTGTGTATTTTTTATCACACATCAATAAAATGGAGGGTCCAGATATTAAAAAACTTCGCAAAAGCCTTGGTTATACTCAGAAAGAATTGAGTGAATTGCTTTTAGTTTCAGCTAGAGCGGTCCAAACATGGGAAGATGGAAGCAGGAATATATCACCTAGTACGTTATTGCTATTACAAAAACTACCTGCAAAAGGCACACATAGTGTAAATGAACCTAGTGCGGTTTATGAAAACACTAATGGCAATAAGTTTTTGGAATTGAAGAATGGAAAATTTAAAATAATAGTAAAAAAAGTGCCGGTAAAAGCTTTCGGTTCCTATTTGTCCGATTTTCAAAACGTTAATTTTCTTGAAGAACTTGAGGAAGTAAGTTTTACGGTAGATAAAATTGGAAGAGGAAAATACATGTGTTTCGAAGTTGAGGGAGATAGCATGAATGGTGGCGGTATAGATGATGCTCCAGACGGAGCTGAATTACTATGTAGGGAATTAGGCAGACAACACTGGAAGGATGGATTTAGAGAAAGTAAATATGGCTGGGTAATTGTTCACAAAAAAACGGTACTATTTAAGGATATAAAATCTTTAAATAATGAGACTGGCGATATCGTATGTTCTTCAAGAAGTGGATTACCTAATCATTCTGATTTCACTATCAGTCTTAATGATGTTAGGCAGATATTAAAAGTTATTAAACGAACATTTTAAAAATAAGTATTATGAAAAAAGCAATATTAGTAATAATGTTAATGATTTCTTCATTAGCTTTTTGCCAGGAATCTATCTTGATCAAAAAAGAAGATTTTAAATTAGAATCAGATAATAGATGGCGGGTTAAGTCTAAAGTGTTTAATTTAACAAATGGCAATAACAAACCAGATGAAGCTATAATAACCATTTCTTGTTCTGAAGATATTTATTCAAGCATAGATTTAAATAAAATCAATAAGATCATTTTGTTTTCTAATGAAAGATCCAAAGAATTAGTGAAAAACAAATATACTTACGTAACTAAAGTTATAAAGTTGTCTTCTATGCCTAACACTAACCAATGGCATTTAACTATTGAATACGTAGCTCAGAATGAATATGGAGCAACTAAAGACGGTTTGAATTCTGGGAATTTTAATGAGAATGGAGAGGTTATTTCATTTTCAAATCTTTTGTAATTAATCGATCATGTACGAGTACGATAAAAATATTATTACACTCATTGACATATTACTTGTTGAAAACAAAATAAGTTCAAAGACTGAATTTTATGATGCCATTAAAACTATTAGACAAACTATTTCAAAAATAAAAAAAGGAATAAATCATTTTACTCCTTCCCAAATCGAAATTATTTGTAAAAAATATAATGTGAATGCGAACTGGATTTTTGGTATAGAAAAAAACGTTTTTTTAACACCTAAACAATAATAAATACAGGCTTTCACACATATTCAATGCCGACAACCCCAAACAATTAAAAAAACTGTTAAAACGATAAAATAAGCAACGTAATTACTGGCCGTACAGAGTATAAAAAAGGGTGAGTTTGATTTTCATAACCCTGAGGTCCCGAGTTCAAATCTCGGTCTCGCTACCAAAGCAAAAGCTCTGAAACCCACTCCCAAAACGGGTTTCAGACTTTTTAATAAAAAATCTTACGGCTAGTAATTACTAAAACGGCAACCCTTACGGCAACCCTAGTAATTACAACAAAATGGCAAAATCACTATTATTCGACTGCTCATACACTGAGGTATGGGTACACCCTAAAAACTGGAAAACATTAACATCTAAGAAAAGTTTAGAACTTAACTGGTATGTTGAATGTAAATTTACAGATCCTTTATTCATTGATAAATACCCTAAAGGATTCCCGTTCAGGAGGAAACTGAATAAATTTCGCAGTTTGGAAGAAAGAAAAGCAGCTATTCAAGAGCTTTTAATTCAGATCCCAAAACTATTTGAAGAGAAAGGTTGGAATCCAATTACCAAAAAATACATGCTTCCTGAAGCTAAACCGGTTCCAGGCACTTTGCATCCAAAACTCAATTTTGTTGAAGCTTTAGAAATTAATTACCCTAAATTAATGGTTTCAGAAGGCATAAAAAAAGAGTGTCGTAGAATAATAGCAAAAATAAAGAAGTCGGCAGCAGAACAAAGAATTGAGGTTCCTATATGTGAAATTCATAGCGGACACATCAGGGATTTGCTAGACCCTTTGGATTTGACAAATAACGAATACAATAAATATCTCACTCATTTATCAATTGTACTTTCTGACTTGGTGGAAAAAAGAATGGTATTTCACAACCCAATCAAGGATATCAAAAAGAAAAAAACGGTAAAAAAGATTCGTGAAACTCTAGAAGTTGACGAATTGAATAAAATATTTAAGATTTTAAAAACTAATCATTACACGTTCTACAGATACGGGATGATTTTTTTTCACTCTGGAGCAAGAAGCGCTGAATTATTTAGAGTTCAGAAAAAGGATGTGAATTTAGCTAAGCAG